GTCGTACCTGTTTCGTACCTTGTTCGTACCTTTTTCGTACCTTTTTCGTACCTTTTTCGTACCTTTTTCGTACCTTTTTCGTACCTTTTTCGTACCTTTTTCGTACCTTTTTTGTACCTTTTTCGTACCTTTTTCGTACCTTTTTCGTACCTTTTTCGTACCTTTTTCGTACCTTTTTCGTACCTTTTTCGTACCTTAGAACTTGGGTGGTTTTTTGAATGGCTTCACTTTACAATTATAGCATTTTTTTATAATACTATCGGAATAATGTATCAAATGAAATCCCGTAGTCGAATAACAGAAACAATCGACTTGTTCAATCATATTCCATATTTGTTTTTCGATTTTTTGCGTTCCAGTGACCCAGAAAAAGAATCCAAATGGAATGTATAATACATGTCCTAACGCTTCTAAAGCATACCATCCGAAACATTGGGGGAACTTGATTACCAAATAAAATCCACATACAACATAACTAAAGAGGGATACAAAGGTATCGCCAACCCATACAAAAAACTTGCCTATTTTTTTCAATATATTGGAAATACCACTGGTGGTTTTTTTGATACCATTTTTGACAGTTCTGGTGGTTTTTTTGATACCATTTTTGACAGTTGATATACCTTTAGTAATTGCACTTAAACCTGGAATCTTAATACCTTCTTTGTAATTTTCCATCATAGATTCCTTGATAACAGCACTTTTTTCACGCCGCCGTACTTTATGACCATCAGGTCTTAATATTTCGTCATCTTTATTTGCCATTCCTTCCACGTTCGTGCCGTCGCTCATGATCAATTGTTTGAAAATGGCAAATATGACAATCAAAATGCCTAAAATAAAAATCAAATATATATTGGCGCTCTTCTCTTTCATGTATAATACCTATTATATATGAAGAACATTTTTGTGTTGTTTACTGTTTATTTTGCAGAACGGAAGTTCTCATATTTCATTTTGGTTTCTTGAATGGATGCATTCTCGGCCTTGATGACATAAGGAGTCAATTGACTAATATTGGTAAATAAAGTGGCTTGATCTTCCAATGCATTTGGAACAAGGGATGAATATCCTAAAGGGGTCATTCCTTCTGTAATATTTTCAAAACCGGATTTATCTTCTTCTTCTTCGTCATCAACCTCGTCCATACCTTCTACCAGATCTTCGTCTTCATCATCGGCATTTTCATTCATACCTTCTACGTCATCTTCTTTTTCATCGTCATCTTCATCTGCTCCTTCAACTACATTTTCCATACCTTCTTTGGCATAGTCTAATCCAAACTTGATTAAATTGGTTGCCGCTAAAGCAATTGCCAAAATAACCACCATGTTTTTACTGAAAAAGGAGGTTAAAAAACCAAGGATTAAAAAAATGACCGCATGAAAAATATCACCACCAATCAAAAGCAATAATAGATTGATGAAAGCAACACCGGCAACACCATACAATACATATTTATTATGTAATAATTTGGCTGCATCTTTGCCTACGTGAATATTTTTATTCGCTTTTTGAAATAACTTTTTCAAAAACATTATATAGTATAGGTCGAGTTTATTTATCGGCGTCAACATCCTCTAGATCTTCTAAAAATGTTTCCGGTAAATCGCCACTATAAATATCCAATACTTCACGCACCACTTCTTCACGTTGAATATCGGCGCGGTCAAACTCGAAACTTGATATACTGGTTGATCGTTTTCCCTTGAACTTTTGCAGAAAATCTTCCATACCATTGATTTCATGGGGGCGATCATTTTGTTCTAAATCTCCCGTAATTACAATTCGACTATTTTCGCCTAAACGGGTCAGCAACATTTTCATTTGAGCCACAGTTGAGTTCTGCATTTCATCTGCCACGATCCATGCATTCTTGAATGTACGACCGCGCATAAATCCAAGGGGTGATATTTCGATGATTTTGTCTTCCATGAGTGCTTGTACTTCACGTGGAGTAATAAAATTGTATAATACATCATAAATAGGTCGTACCCATGGCGCCATTTTTTCTTCTAAAGTTCCCGGTAAAAATCCCAATTCTTCATCCACGGAAACCGATGGACGTGTGAAAATGAGTTTTTCGTAGGTTCCCATTAAGAAAAGGCGAACTCCTTGTTCAGTCGCCAGCAACGTTTTACCGGTTCCCGCTGGACCGGAAACGACAATGATCTTCTTGTTTTTGTTTTTCAAGCGACTCATATATTCTTCTTGATGACGGTTTTTTGGTTTGGTGAACTTGTTCTCGAAAATGGACTGCTCTCTTGCAGACAAATGGTGCATGTTCTCATACATTTTGTGTTGATTTGCCAACGTTTTTTCGCGTTCAATTTCCGACGCATACTCATACATGATCTCCTTTTCGTTTTGTCTTCTAGGTTTTCGCCCCTTTTTTTTAGGTAAAGGTTCGCCTAGATTATCTTCCATTTTACAATATTCGGGTATTTTAATTTGATTGGGTTTACGGGTGGAATCGTGTCATTCATAATTTTGGCAAAACATCATATCATCGAGTAATATATAGAAGGAATGAATTATATATTATTATGGATGGGATTTGTGCATATTGTTCTTACTCCGGCGCGGGTTTCTAGTATGATGATGAAGATGAAAGTGGATCCGACCTTATTCATTCATCGGAAAACGTTCCAAGTATTTCATGACCAGCACGAGTTTTTACCGGTCAATCAAACTATCTTGACGATTTCACCGGGCGGGATAAAAGGGTATTATATGATGGGTACATGTGCATATATCAAGGAACATTATAATATTTCTTCGATGGTTTTTTCCGGTGCATCTGCTGGTGCATGGAATACATTGGTCATGACATTTAAAGGCGATACTCGCGAATTGATGAAATTGGCAACGCATCCGCGAATGACTGCAGTGAAATCCATTTTGGAAATGGAAAAAGAGTTTAAGCGTACGATTTTGAATACGTATACACGGGATGATTTCGAATTAGACAAGATTTTTATTGGTATGACCAATATTGTAGCTGGTAAACCGCATGCGGTCATTTACCATGGGTTCGATAACTTGGAAGATGTATTGAATGCCTGTATTGCGAGTTCACATATTCCGTTGATCACGGGCGATTTGACGACGATTTATAATAATATGTATAGTTTTGACGGTGGATTTAGTAAACATCCATATTTGCACGGATCGATTTTCCATATTACACCATCCATGTGGAAAAACAATACTGGAATGATAGTAAAACCTCCTCGGAAAAAATTACTGGGAAAAATTGACGAATATACTACCTTGTTCTCCAAAGACCATTATGATTTGGAACAATTGTATCAACATGGATATGACGATGCCCATTTAAATCGGGATAAGCTGGATGCCATTTTTCCGAAAAAAATGGATGAAGAATAAATGCAAGAATCACGCGGCGAGTTAGAATAGATCAAAAAACCGGAATGATGTAAATTGAAAAGAATATAAAATCTACGGGTTATATTATTTAGGAAGAAATGTCCACCGACAGTGCATTTGTAGAACCTTTACTGAAAACTGACGACAACCGCTTTGTGATGTTCCCAATTACGAATCAAGATATTTGGGCCATGTATAAAAAACAGATGGATTGTTTTTGGCGCGCAGAGGAAATTAATTTGGCGCAAGATTTGGGAGACTGGGATAAGTTGACTCCCGATGAAAAGCATTTTATTAGTATGGTATTGGCTTTTTTCGCCGCATCAGACGGACTTGTGTTAGAAAACTTGGCATCTCGCTTCATGAATGATGTGCAAGTTTCCGAAGCCCGGGCATTTTACGGATTCCAAATTGCCATGGAAAATGTACATTGTGTTACCGGAACTACAAAAATACTAACCGATACTGGTTATTATAATATCAAGGATTTACTAGACAAAAAAGTAAATATATGGAATGGAACCGAATTTACGGAAGTTGAAGTTAAATATACTGGTAATCAACCAATTTATAAAGTTGAACTATCAAATGGAATGGAATTAGATTGTACTTCTGGACATAAATGGTTGATTCGTAGACGTGATAAAATAAACACCCAAATACGTAATGTGGAAAAGATTGAGACACATTCATTGGTAATTGGCGATATTTTAGAAAAATACGATTTACCGATTGTAAATACGACAGACCCAGATCAGTTTATGAATCCATATATGCATGGATTCTTTTGCTCGAATGGATCATATTCTACTAACAATCCAATTATCTATTTACGCGATGATAGAAAAGAACTATTACCTTATTTTAAATATAGTTCTAAATCTATTACTGGAGATGCGATTAAACTAACCATTACCAAATACATAAATAAATCTAAATATGAAGTTCCGATGAATTATAGTACTGATACTAAACTAAGATGGTTAGAAGGTTATGCCGATGGAGATGGATGTGTCATTCATAATGAAAAGATAGAGTCTACATCTATACAAATCCCGTCTACAAATCATATTTTTTTAAAGGATGTGCAAATATTATTGACTACCTTGGGTATTCATTCAAATATTAAACTTAGTGAACCAACAAGTGGTGATAGTAATTGTAGCTTTGTTTTGAATATTACTGGAAAATATGTGTCTCGATTAATGAATCTTGGGTTCCAACCAAAACGATTCGTTTTGATAAAATGTGAAAGATTATTAGATTCAAAAATAGATGCATTAATAAGAATAAAAAGCATTGTAAAAATATCGGATGATGAAGAAACTTTTTGTTTCAATGAACCTAAATTACATACTGGTATTTTTAATGGTATTTTAACTGGACAAAGTGAAACATATTCACTTTTGATCGACACCTATATTCGCAACAGTGAAGAAAAAGACAAATTATTCCGGGCAATTGAGAATTACCCATGTATTGCCAAAAAGGCGAACTGGGCGAAGAAATGGATTGGTGACAATCGCAGTTCATTTGCCTCACGTCTCGTGGCGTTTGCCGCCATTGAAGGCATCTTTTTCTCATCGTCTTTCGCCTCCATTTATTGGATCAAAAAACGCGGTCTTATGCCCGGATTGACTTTCTCCAATGAATTGATTTCGCGCGATGAGGCATTACATACCGAGTTTGCAATATTATTATACAATAAATTGGTGAAAAAACTCAACAAAAAAAGGATCTATGAAATTATACAAGAAGCGGTAGAGATTGAAAAGGAGTTTATTACAGAAGCGATTCCATGTCGTATGATAGGTATGAATGGTGTTTTAATGAAACAATATATTGAGTTTGTAGCCGATCGATTGATTGTGCAATTAGGGTATGATAAAATATACAATTCAGCCAATCCGTTTGATTTTATGGAATTGATTAGTATTGAATCTAAGGTTAATTTTTTTGAACGTACAAATGCTGAATATGCATTGGCGAATAAATCGATAGACAAAGATATTTTTAATTTTGATGCGGATTTTTAGAGGCCGACTAAACGCATATGGATGTTTACCATTTGACCCAATAAATCATCCAGTTCTTGATGTTTCGCCCGACTGCGGAGATCGGGTTTGATAGTTCGAACTAATTGTTCTTGATGTTGTAGTATCATAGCGTTTACATAAGCATCATCACCCTCGTGTATAATATCATGAATATGATTTGATATTATAGAATATATTTGTTGTAAATCGCGAAGTTTATTTTCGGAGGTTTTAGTGCTAGAATAACTTTGCATGGCAAGTGATAATGGTTTATGCCATGGATCCTGGGTACTGCGTAGATTGTAGTGATGTGTGCACGTCATAATTTGCGTATTATTGGGTATAATACTTTTTTGTTTATTCTTTTTCAATTTTATCGAGAAACAAAAATATCGAATGAATGTATATACATGAAACAATTAGCGTTAATTGATTCTCTTATTCCAGATGTAGCAATTTTTAAAGAATCATTAAATCATCATACAGATGCCATTATATTCGACTATTATAATGATTCGCTGGACGATTTACGATTGAAGATTGAAAATGGTATGTATGAACATATAGGTATTGTCCAAGAAGACAATGGAAGTGGACGATTTTTTCATCAGTTTGACAATAATACTTTAGTCGAGTTTTTGAAATCCCGCCATGATTGTCACTCCCTTGATTTATTCATGTGTAATGGTTATGTATCATGGAAACCAGAAATTGACCAACTAGCCGACACGATGGGTATTGAAATTGGTGCGGCAAATACGTTAATTGGCCAAGGGGCTTGGAAATTACATAATGGTGTTGATGTTTGTGAAAGATATATGAAAGACGATCATGTATACCCACATGTATTCATGCCCAACTTGCTTACTGTGAGTGGATTATCTATTGCGGATAAAGTGTATGATAAAACGGATACTGCAACGATTTCATCATATACATTGAATGGTGTATTGACGGGACAAATTGTGACATTAACTGCTAGATTTGAAAATGCAAATGTGGGTACAAATAAAACGCTTTATTTAGATTTATCTGGACGCAATTATGCAAACTATTATTTACAAAACAGTACTGCATATATCAATGCAGATATAACCACGAAGAATCTAACAATTACTGGTTTAAGTGCAAATAACAAAGAGTATAATAGATCGAATTCTTGTTCTATATCAGGTAGTCCTACATTAGTGGGAGTCATTGATGGTGACACTGTATCGGCGGTTTTTTCAAATGCATATTTTACATCCAGTGATATAGGTACACATACAGTACGAGCATTATATACATTATCTGGTGCAAGTGCTTCAAATTATACTGTATCTGCTTCCATACTAAGTGCATCCATTACACCGAAGACATTGACACTTTCGAATAATACGATAAGCATACAAGACAAAACATTTGACCGAAAACAACATGTAGTCGTAAGTGGGTCAGTTGATCTTTCGGGTATATATAGCAGTGATATTTGTGTATTATCTGGATATAATCATTTTGATAGTATTCATGCTGGTATACAAAATGTAAATATTGGACTAACCGGTCCACAATCATATCGTTATAAAATGCCTGACAATGTGTTTAGTGCAACCATTCATCAAAAAGAAATTATTCTTTCACATGGATACAAAGTTCGCGCCGAGACAAAATATTATGATGGAACAGCAGATGTTACCATTAGTAACTGGGAATTGAAGGGACTCATTGGTCCAGACGTCGATAGTGTTTTATTAGATGGAATATTTGCAGATGCAAGTGTAGGTATTAATAAACCAATTACCTATGTATTGAATGATCCAACAGGGAATTATATTTTAACAAACCCAACAGATTTTATGAATGGTTATTTAACATCAAGTATTTATGCCAATACTATTTATTATGATCCTTCTACTGTAATTGCTACGGATAAACAATATAACCGTAGTAATTCAGTGGAAGTAACCACACCAGTATTTAGAGATGTGAATAATTCAATTATTAGTATTGTAGATTGTACATTTGTCGGAACTTTGGCTAGCATGAATGTGGGAACACATGCAGTTACCATGAGTTTATCAGGTTCAGGGGCGTCAAACTATATATTAACTGCAACAAATAGTACTCTCGTATATGCATCTGTATCTGCAATAGTACTTACTGTTGCCGGAAATAATATTTATGCGGGTAATAAAATATATGATAGAACTACGAGTGTTATTATGTATGGTATGTCATTAAGTAGTGGTGTTATTGATGGAGATAGTGTAGGTATTATGGGTTCAAGCAGTAGTTTTACAAATGTCAATGTGGGAACATGGACAGTGAATCCAGTGTTCTCTTTATACGGCACGGCTAGATCGAATTATACATTAACCCAACCAACATTATCAACGATTACTGCGACAATTAGTCCAGCGGCGCTTACGGTAGGAGGACCAATTACTGTGGTTGAAAAACAATATGACGGTACTACAGATGCGACAATAAGTGGCGCTGAATTGAAAGGATTGGTATCTGGCGACAATGTATCATTGAGTGTCAGTGGTGTATACGAAAATGCTTCCATTGGTCTAAATAAATATGTAACGATTACATATTCAGTAAGTGGAACTAGTGTAAATAATTATACATTTACTCCACCAACTACCAATTATTATGGAAATATTATTACCGAAATACCTGCACCTACCAATCTGGTTGCAACTGCCGGCGTTCAATCTGCATCGCTTAGTTTTACTGCACCAATCAATGGAACAGTGAGTTATTATATTGTTACAGCGTCTACCCCTAGTATGCCAGATGAATATACTACTGGATATTCATCACCGATCATGATAGATAATTTGAAAAACTCGGCGTCATATCAATTTAAAATAATTCCGTATGATGCAAATGGATATCCAGGTAAAGAATCATCCGTCAGTAATTATATTACTACATTGAGCGATTCATTGAATTATAGTGCAAGTACCGGACGTACATATACCGTATATGGTGCATCGTCGTCACTAGTTACAGTATCGATACCTTCTACTTATGTAACTCGTTCCGTTGCATATATTGGAGACAGTGCGTTTGCTAATTATACAAGTTTATTAAGTGTTTCAATACCTAGTTCTGTGATTTCGATTGGATCGAATGCATTTGATGGGTGCAGTGCATTAAATACAATTAGTGTAAATGGTTCGAATCCATACTTATATGTATCAGATAAGACTGTATATAGTATTGATAATACCATTCTTTACAAACATTTCAGATATACTGATAGTAGTTTTTCCATCCCAGATACAGTTACCACATTGATCGGTGGAGCATTTTATGGATGTTCTAATATATCACTTCTTATTTTACCAGAAAATATTAGTGCTATTGGATCGAAAACTTTTTATGATTGTTCGTCGCTCGAGTTTGTCGTATTTACAAGTGAATTGAGCGCATTCACAAATCCAAGTGATAGTACGATTTTCAGCGAAACAAATGTCACAACAATTTATTATTTGCAAACTAGTTCATTAAATACAACATGGTCAGGCAATTTATTTGGATTACCAACTGCGCCCGTAAGTAGTTTATTGCAATTTTCTTAATAATTATATAGATTTATATATATATGATTATTTTTAATCGTAGTATTGATAATACGGTCAGCGTTTCCGCATTGGATACTTCAGATCCAACATATATTTACATACCGAATATATATTACAATGATGGGATTGATTATACTGTAACCAGTATTGACGCTGACGGATTTAGTGATTTGACCAATTTAGCAAGTATTATTATTCCAAACACCATTGTTTCCATTGATGATGGAGCATTTAGTGGATGTAGTACTTTGACAGAGATTGTCATACCAAGTTCTGTGACTTCTATTGGTTCCAGTGCATTTAGTGACTGTACCAGCTTGACTACTGTTACAATACCCGATTCTGTTACTGTTATTGAGGATTCTATTTTTGCTGGGTGTTCTAATTTGTCTACCGTTACTATTCCATCTACAGTGGTATCTATTGGAGAAAATGCATTTAGTGGGTGTGAGAGTTTAATCGATATTACAATTCCTTCATCTGTTACTGAAATTGGTTCTGGTGCACTTTCAGGTTGTAGTAGTTTGACCAATATTGTCATACCCGATTCGGTTACAAGTATTGGTTCAAATGTATTTAGCGATTGTCCGAATCTTACGAGTATTACAATTTCTCCTGGGAACTCATTATTTAGTACTGATGGGAAAGCTTTATATAATACTACATATACGATTTTACAAAAATATTACGCCACTTCTGATACTAGTTATAGTATTCCTAGCACAGTTGTCTCCACCGATGACTATTCATTTCAGAATGCCACTGCACTTACCAGTATGACTATACCAAGTACAATCACTTCTATTGGTCAATATATGTTTACGAGTTGCAGTGGATTGGAATCTGTAGTATTTTCATCTGGTTGTACGGGCGTAAGTAATGGAATGTTTGCATCTTGTAATAATTTAACCAGCGTTTCTTTACCGACTTCACTTACGTCAATTGGTAATTATGGATTTTCACAATGTACTAGTATGATGGATATTGATTTAACGTATATTAATACCATTGGGGATAATGCTTTTGCAGATTGCAGTAATATATCGACTTTAACAATTGGTGACCAATGTACTTCAATTGGTGCATCTGCATTTGCCAACTGTTCTTCCGTTTCTACAGTATTGTTTAATGGAAATTATCCGACAATTGGTACAAATGCATTTTCGGGGTTGGCGTCTGATGCAGTCATGTATTTTAATCCGGAAAAAACGGGTTGGACCAACTATTCTACAATCAATGGTGTTTCAACAATTGCATTGGTATATATTTCCGGTACATTTACACAGCAACAAACATTGACGGTCAATACGAAATTAGTCGAAGCAGGAGTCGTACCAAATGGAACTACATTTACTTATCAATGGTATGAAAACTCGTCTCCTATTTCCGGTGAAACGAATAATACATTGGTATTAAAATACGATCAAGTTGATAAAACCATTCATGTAGTTGTATCGTATAATATTGGTGGGTCACTGACATCAATGACAAGTATATCTAGTTCGGCAGTAGATGCATTTAACAACTCCCCTACTGGTACAGTTTCTATTTCCGGATCGAATACGCCTAGTTCAGTATTAACAGCTACAAATACAATAGCCGATGTAGATGGGTTAGGAACATTTTATTATCAGTGGTACAGAAACACAACTTCATCCAATGTGGGTGGTACAGCAATTACCGATGCATCAAATACTACCTATACCCTTTCAGGAATTGATGCAAATGCATATATTTATGTGAAATTGTATTATACCGATAATTATGGTACTCCCGAAATTGTCTATAGTAGTCCAACAATACAAATTGTAGGAGTGCCTCCTAGTGATGTAATTGCAACTGCTACAAGTACAACAAGCGCATCTATTTCATTTACTCCATCCGATAATGTTACGAGTTATACTGTCACTAGTTCACCCGGTGGAATAACAAGTAGTGGAACGTCATCACCTATTGTTATTAGTGGACTAACCGCCAATACAGCATATACATTTACAATGACATCTGCCTATGGATCTTATACCACCCCAAGTTCAGAAGGAAGTAATTCGGTAAAAACATTTATTGCTGTACCGACAATTGTGGCTGCAACTGCTAATAGTGCTACCACCGCAACTGTAACATTTATTTCTCCTGAAGGTGGTTCTGCAAATACCATTACATATGATTTGAGTGGTGGAGGATCGTATGATTTGAGTGGAACAACATTTTTTGTAACCGGATTGACATCTAATACTGCATACACATTCAAAGTTATTGCAACTGCTGGAGGCGTTTCTACAAATGCGTCAGCAACTGCAATAAAAACATATATTGCTGCACCGACAATTGTGGCTGCAACTGCTAATAGTGCTACCACTGCAACTGTTATGTTTACTGCTCCTGCAGGTGGTTCTGCAAATACCATTACATATGATTTGAGTGGTGGTGGATCGTATTCACTCAGTGGTACTACATACACTGTTACTGGACTGACTGCTAATACTGCATACACATTCAAAGTTATTGCAACTGCTGGAGGCGTTTCTACAAATGCAGTCGCGTCAGCAATTACAACATATATTGCTGCACCTACATCTGTTGTTGCAACTGCTAATAGTGCTACCACTGCAACTGTCACATTTAGTGCTCCTATAGGTGGTTCTGCAAACTCTATAACCTATGATTTGAGTGGTGGAGGATCGTATTCACTCAGTGGTACTACATACACTGTTAGTGGACTAACTGCCAATACTGCATACACATTCAAAGTTATTGCAACTGCTGGAGGCGTTTCTACAAATACATCAGCAACTGCAATAAAAACATATATTGCTGCACCTACAAATGTGGTAGCAACGGCCACTAGTAGTACAATTGCAACTGTTACGTTTACTGCTCCTGAAGGTGGTTCTGCAAACACTATTGCTTATGATTTGAGTGGTGGAGGATCGTATTCACTCAGTGGTACTACATTCACTGTTACTGGATTAACATCCAATACTTCATATACATTCACAGTTACTGCGACTGGTGCGTTAAATACAACAAGTGCAACTGCATCATCGTCTATTACAACACCGATTGAAGCATATTCATATACAGGTGCAACAAAAACAACCGTAGGTAGTAAAAATACTCTCACATATACTACGAGTTCTGCGGCAGGAAGCGGAAGTGTACTAGTTGGTACATTTACAGCAAGTGCTACTTTGAGTAATGTTAATATCTGCATAGTTAGCGGAGGTGGAGGTGGAGGTTTAGGATATGCAGTGCCTCCCGGTACAACGCCCTGCGGAGGTGGTGGCGGAGGTGGTGGAATGGTTCTAATTTATGAAACAGCAAAATCAAATGCAGCGACAATAGTGGCAGGTACCACATTTAATGTATACGTTGGTTGCGGTGGAACGTCGGTAGTCGTGAATCCGTCGACTGGTGCAATTGTGAATAATACTTTTCCGAAGTCAGGTGCAAATAGTTATTTATCTATAACTTCAGGAAGCATTGTTGCATCTAGTTCAACATTTACTAGTGTAATAACTGCTACCAATAATGGATATGCGGGGGGTGGTAGCGCTACGGGGGGAACTGCGAGTAACGTTACGTCAACTTCTGCTAATAGTAGTTATAATGCAGCAGGCGCAGGCGCAGGAGGCGGAGGAGGATCGTTCGGATTATTTAATACTAGTTCAAATAGATACATTGGCGGTTCATCAAATGGTTCAGGTGGCGCTGGTGGAAATGCATATGGTAATGCCGTAAATTTTAGCGCAAATGCTGGCGGTGGCGGCGGAGGCGGCGGACCAAATGGAGTCGCCGGAGGGCTTTCTTTTCCTTCTGGAAAAGCAGGAAGTGGGGGCGCTGGAGGCGCCGGTACGTTATTTAGTGCAAACAATACATACTACGGCGGTGGAGGGGGTGGCGGGGCTCTCAATGGTAATGGAGCTACAGCCGCAAGTGGAGGAACTGGTGGAGGTGGCGCAGGTGTATTATCAACCGCTACTCCTAATAACGGGACACCTAATACTGGTGGCGGAGGCGGAGGAGGTGCGGCGTATTATACCGGTTCGGCGTCATATAAATCAGGGGCTAATGGTGCAAATGGGATTGTTATAATAGAGTTTACTTATTAATCTAACGATACCGATAAATGAATTTAAATACAACCCTCCACACAAGAATTGTACCATTTTTACAAAAGTGCATGGGCTGGAACAGCTATTACTGATCTAACCATTACATCATTATTAGCCATTATTGGAACAAAAACAAATGGACAAACTTTAAAAGCTACTCAATATTTATCTACTATTGAGGCAACATGATTCACTTACCAATGGTATTCTAATGCATAGGTATATGTTATAGGTAATTATACTGTCGGTTCCGCTAGTTCATTGACAAGTAATGCATTATAAGAAACCCGAAAAAAACATACTATACACAATTTATAGTATAGCCAAATCATCAGTTATTAACCACGCCTCTGCGGAGCAAGATCCAGATCCTTCCACGATTCGCCATTCTACAACCATGACGACTATTTCCACTCCGCATCGTCGTGCTTCTTCAAATGCATCCTTGTATTCTGGGTCCGCGACTGATGCCGTAAATCGATTTACATCGGACCGTTGCACTACAAAACATAATATACACCGTGTTTTCGAGATTCCTTTGATGACCATTAATTCACGAATATGTTTGAGTGCCCGTGGACTGACCGGATCGCTCGCCTTCTTCCGGTACCCATCCGGGAAATACGCTACTTTCTCGGCAAACTCCATATCCGCATAAGACGAGCCAGGTTTACGCGGTACGCAATCTTCGTAATCCGCCAATGGCACATTTTTTATTTCCATCAAGAATGGACACCCTTGTCCGTCGATTCCAGAGAAATCAAATCTGGAATCGACCAATCCATCCACTTTTAAAACCGTCTCACGACGATACTTCTGTATTCCTTGCAAACACTGTATATGATTCCCCACCAACGCTTTTTCCGCCAATTCTTCCGCGTATTTCGGGAAAATACCGACAGTCACCGATTTTTCACGTACAGTATCATACAATGTTGACAAACAAACACGATGACTGCATTTCGCATCACCCCCTTTTTTAGCAGGCATAGCTTGCAACCATATTGTCGCACCTTTGTCCGACAATCCACAGCAACCGAGTGAAGCACTGTGTGCTAATACACTGCGACCATCATCTAATAATACATCGGATACATACGGAGATTTGATGGATGCCGATGGGCGTTTCAAAACAGTTCCCGAAACAACGGAGTCCAATTTCATCAACATATTTAGGCGATTTTTAGTCCCCTCTTTTCGAATTACTTTTTTGGTAGACCTTCCTCCAAAATGTTCACTTTTCTTTTTTCACCCCACAAATACTTTTTGTTTTCACAGTTTTTCGGATCCCCCAAATATTTAGGAGAAAGTTTATCAATGATTTAGAAGAATACAACTATTGTATAACAGAAGTCTTTCATCAATTTTCTATCCAAAGATGTTTATTTCCACCATGTTGAGAACTTTAGGAATAATATTCCTCATTTCCCCCTTCTATGGAGAATCATTTAGGCAATTTTTCGGAATGATTGGGCCGAATCTCCGCATTAAAAATATTAAAAATCTGTTTGATCTCTTTACTGGAGATGGTGTCATTCAAACCGCTTTTTTTGAAAATACCACTGCATCACCCCAGTTCCATCGTCATATTATAGAAACCTCTATATATCGGTTGCGAAATAACGGACCAACGCCGCAATGGTTACTGCATTATGCTATGCACAAAATGCATATGATACGTACGAACAACGGGGTCGCGAATACGGCATTACTTCAAGTCCCTTCATTATCCAATTCGTCTATTACCACTGCATATGCCTTATTCGAACGAGACTTGCCATATTTAGTGCAATTTGATCATGTGTCGGGTTCCATTCAAACACTTGGTCCCGTGAAAACGTCGTCGCATGGATTACTTACAATGTCTGGTCATACAAAACGGTACAATACAACTCATTTAGAAAGCATTGATTATCATATGTTCTCAAAAAAGGTGGTGTATCATTTAGTCGAAGAGCGTGTGAATGGAACGTCGCTGGAATTAGTATCGCAACAATCGATTCCCGTCAAAACCCGCTACTTACCAGTGGTTCACGATTTTGCCACGACGGATCGCAGTATTATTATCACCGATTCGCCATTGGTTTTCGATTTCTGGCAATTGTTCCGTAATCGACTTCCAGTTGTTTTCAATAAAACGGCGCCCACCGAGATCCATGTTCTCAATAAAACGACGGGACATGTCAAACGGTATTTTCATCCTTCATCGTTTTATATATTTCACTATGCTGATGCACATGAGAATGATACGCATATTATGATATTGGCGCCCGTCTATGATGATTTAGATTTTTCGTCGATCACTATTTATGGGCGGTATCGCAAAATAATGATTGATAAACGGAACGGGGCTATTAAAATTATCAAAAATCCCGATTTAGAACAACTCAATTTAGATTTTCCGATTTCAATGGGCAATGGACTCTTTCTGTTTCGAAGTATAAAAGACCATATTATGAATGGTTTTGTAGTAGTCGATCACAATCTAACAATCATCAAGACACTATCTATTCCAAACACTTATTCTTTATGTGGAGAACCTGGATACATGAAAATGACCGACGGATCATCGAAAATCGTCGCATTCTTGTATGACAAAAATGAATGGGGATACTATTATAGTATAGACCCTCATTCAGGTATCGAAACATTGATTCCCTTGCATACTATGATTACACCCGGATTCCATTCCATGACATTTTCGGGACCTAATATAAATGATTCGCCCTAATAAAATACATCAAGATCCACCTTTAGGAAAGAATGATCACCATTCCGAAGACGACCATTCTCCATTACAATCCTACCATGGACCTCATACGTTAGCACAATACCGTCCTTCCGAAACATCACATCAAATATTCAAAGCACATATGGAGAAAGATCATCATTATGTGAAAAAACCATCAGCCAAATATTATGCATTATCGCCAGTAGACGCCGATTATTATAGCGACGATGATGTAGACGTAGTAGCGCCAGTATTAGATGTTATTGCCGTAAAACAAGTGAAGGAATCCAAATTGGATCCAATGACAAATGTATTTATGGGTTCTCTTACGGTGGTCGGATTGTATGTATTATACCGGTATTTGCACAAATAATGCCCCTCATGAAAAATAAAATCGGTAGTTGGTGCCCGATTTTATTTTTCTCTTTTTATAAGTTTTAACGTAGTAAGTTTTTAACGTATAAGTTTTATGATTTTACAAATAAATACAACATAACTAGTGGAATCATACACAATATGATACAGGTCATTTGATGAAGATTGAACTTTTCCACGGGCTGATTGCTGCGATTTTTGGATGCAATAACAGTGTCGATAATATCAATATATTTGGAAATAACTCCCAGTCCACACGTCAAGTTTTGGGTATCATCTGGATCACCACCTCTAAAATCAATCCATCTTGATTCGTTTGCGGGGAATTGAATACCTTGTTCAACCCGTTTTCGGTATTTGGCCCGTTCTCGTTCCACATAAGCCATTCGACGTTTCATAATGATTTCATAAATAGCATGATATTCGGTTTGAACAAGTTTTTTGACTTCGTATAATACATTTGCGGGGTATTTTTCCAATAATTGTTTTGTATGACGTTGATCGCGTCGGAACGAATCAATGACGGCATTTCCTAACGCATTCACGTGTATGCGTAAATCACTAGCTAAATCAGATAAAGACATTTTGGTGGTTGTTTTGATTGTTTGGTTGTTTGTGTACAAAAAGACCAAACCGAAAAAGGGTTTTCAATTTTCTGCGAATAAATACCGCGTTTATAGTTTGAAACGTTTGTATAATTCCAACGCGACTAACCCACCCATGATTTGGGCAATGCAGTAAGGAACCAATTCTGTGGCAGGTAATTTACCGGCAGCAGCCATGACAATACTGACGGCTGGATTCACATGTCCTCCTGAATGTTTGGATGCCAACAAAATGACAAATGCTAATGCAGCACCGATGGCTAAAGGGTTTCCGGTGGCTAAAATAATGTATACGAAAAACATGGTGGCGAAAAATTCGACTAAATAGTTTTGCATATTATAGGACTATATACATGTATGATATTTTTTTGATAGCTGGATGGTTGAATAGACTTAACGTCTACGAACATGCATCAGATTCGTATATGACGAGTTCTGGTATCCACCACCTTTCAAATCATTGTAGTTTTGGTTATTCGCACGTAGTTTCTTGTATTTAATATAATCGGATGAATCTGCGACGTATTTCACATTACAAGTGGATGATGGTATGCCACTATAATCACATTTTGATATAATCGATCCAATACGGCCTTTCCAACCGGGTTTGCTAGCATTGATTTGATTAGGTCCACCGCATACATAATTTTCACGTTGTAAGAAATCGCCGGAATTGGTTACTGCACGAAATGGAGTCACTACCCGAGGTGCTCCATTTACAATTCCATTTGCATAGGCAGTATTCCACGATTTCACTACTTGGCGTCTCATCATGGCATTTTCACTGGAACGAATATTTCCGAGGGTTTGTCTATTTGAAAATCCAGGAACGGCAGTTGTATTGTAAGTTGTATTATTATAATTGGCACTAACTGTTTTGAATATAGATTCTACATTTCGCGTAAAATAAGCGAGTATATCATCTTTGTTGTTTTCAGGATTTTCCAAAGCAGGTTTCAATACAGCAACCAAACTATAGACATATTCTGTAACATTATAGCCAATTGTTTCATATTCTTTTGTATTATCTATAGTAGGTGATCCCATAATAGCAGTAACTACACTAGATATTTCACCGGCTAATGCATTCGCAAACAACTCTGCATAATCTGCATCAGAAAGTGATCGCGTGTTGAATAAAGATATTTGAGTTTTAATGAGGTTTGTAATAAATGCATTACATAAATCTGGATCTGTTCCAAATAATTCGGTTAAATCATTATGTACAACACCACTTCCATCGGTTCGACTTATTGATATGTCTGCAATTGATTTCATCATGTTATCATATTCAGTATCTATATCAGTTCCATTCATACCATATAAAAACGTAGCACCGACTGTAGCAAATACATTTATTGCATTACTTAAGTTATTTGCTTTTAATGCATCTTTATATATATCGGACTCTTTATCCGAAGTTGTCATTAAAACTTTGTAATAATTATAATTTGTGAAATCATATGAAGCATCTATATCAATCGACGATGTTATGTCATTGTTTGTTAAACTATTATTTCTACAATAATATAATAAATTAGTAATGGGGGATAATGTTATAGTTCCTGCAGGTGCATACCAAAATGGGACGGTTTGGTTCGTAAGAGTATTTTTACCACCCACTAATTTGAATGCATAATTTGATAAGTTTTCACCATTATTTGAAGTTGCAATTGTAAAATCACCATTAATATCAGTAATTGAAACGGGCGAGTTGGTTATTTTATTACCGTCTGAATCAATATAAAAAACGGAAGCACCATTGATTGGAGCATTTGTTGCATTTCTTATTGTTAACACTGTAACCGAAGTTATTGTTAATGTATTTGATGCAAATGTAGTTGATCCATTTGTTCCAGATACTGATATACTAGCATCTGATTCAGAAGTAGAAGTGAATGTTGCAGTATATGTAGAACCGTTATTACTTGTAGTTGGACTAGTAATTGTTCCGCCACTGATTACAATTTCACTTGAAGAAAATGTATTTGGGTATTTACTCATTGTAAATGTAATCGTAGTTGTTTCATAGATTGATAATGCTGTTTTTAAAGCAGATATTGTACAATAAATAGTATTTGTGTATATGGTCATATACAAGTAATCTGATACAAATGTTGTAGTATTATCACTTGATGTACCAGATAATCGAATATACCCATCGGTTATTGAGATATTTTGCGTAGGAGTAAATGTTGCAGTATATGTGCTTCCGTCACCATTGATAGTTCCTAATGTACCTCCAACCAATTCAATTACCGATGATGTAAACTTTGTAGTTGACTTATTCATTGTAAATGTAATAATAGATGTTTGGTTTGCATATAGAACCGTAGATGAAGCTGATAATGTACATGTAATTGCAGTGACAACTGTATTTATTGTTAGAGTGGGTGAACTAGTAGTTGTAAATATAGTTCTTGCATCACTAGTTGTTCCAGATACGGAGATAGAACCAGATGTATTGGTAGATGCAGTTGGTGTGAAAGTAGCGGTATATGTTGATCCGCTATTCGATGTGGTCGCGGTTGACAAACTTCCACCAACAACTGTAATAAATGAATTGCTGAAGTCAGTTGTTGCTGTACTCATTGCAAATGTGACAGTTGCTGTTTGTCCAGGGGTAAATGATGTCGGACTAGAAGTAATTGTACATCCAATTGTAGTTACAACTGTATTTATTGTTAGAGTGGGTGAACTAGTAGTTGTAAATGTAGTTCTTGCATCACTAGTTGTTCCAGATACAGAAATAGAACCAGATGTATTGGTAGATGCAGTTGGTGTGAAAATAGCTGTATATGTTGATCCACTATTCGATGTAGTTACGTTTGACAGACTTCCACCAACAACTGTAATAAATGAATTGCTGAAGTCAGTTGTGGCTATACTCATTGCAAATGTGACAGTTGCTGTTTGTCCAGGGGTAAATGATGTCCGAGTAGAAGTAATTGTACAGCCAACTGTAGTTACAACTGTATTTATTGTAAGATCGAGTGTCTCAGAAGAAGAAAACGTAGTTGTTCCATCACTAGATGTTCCAGATACGGAGATATAACCAGGTTCGCTACGACCAGCCATTGGAGTGAATGTAGCTATATATGTATCTTCATCTACTCTGTTTACTGTTGATAAAGTTCCACCAACAACTGTAATAAATGAATTGCTGAAGTCAGTTGTGGGTGTACTCATTTCAAATGTGACAGTTGCTGTTTCTCCAGGTCTAAATGTTGTTCTATTTGAATAAATTCCACAAAAAATATAAAACTCTCGCGTATCAATATAAAGACTGAGTGGTATAGAATCAAACACTGCAGTATTGTCATTGCTTGTTCCAGCTACTGAAATATATGCATTTCCTGGATCAATGGTGACACTAGTCAAACTACTACATAGTTTAAAAATATTATATCCAATGCTAGAAACAGATGCGGGTAAATTAATGGTCGTTAAACTAGTGCACCCAGAAAAAACCGCATCTCCTAATGTCGTTAATACTGTACTGTTTACAATTACTTGTTCTAATGATGTACAACCAAGAAATGCAGTATTATCTATTGTAACCAAACCGGTTCCGATTTGAACATGTGTAATAGTGGTATTATTACTAAATACGGAAGCACCGATCTCTGTTACATTATCAGGGATCAATACATTTGTCTGACTACCAGTAAAATCAATTATTTTATTTAAGTTGTCTCCATCATATACCAGATAATCTGAATAATATGTATCATCATGGTCTCCATGACGTGTTGCAATGATGTTTTTTGATTGTTGCATGAATAAGGTAGATATATATTATGTATTATATTTTATTCATGAATATACATTTCTAACTATTACTAAATATCATACTTTGTACGCATTTTTATGACATGTCATTACTCTTTATGTATTATGTGTGAAAATAATACATATTCTAATCATTCAGATAGATTATAAACACTCACATTCCATCCATCTAGATCGCCTAATATTTCACTAAATGTATAATGTTACAAACTTAGTCAATTTTTATAGTATGTAAATATCCTATAAAAATTATAACTAGATTAAGTTATTATGACAGTATGAACGCTGTAAAAATCATAAACGATATTGTATAATACATATACACTATTTTCTTGGTATAAATTAAAATTGTTGAATGACGTATTCAACCCATTTTGCAAAGTATTACTGTAAAAATTAACACCGGCGTTTGAAATTGGATAAATATTATCTGCACTATCCAATGCAGTATCACTTGTTGGTAATAAATGATTTGTTGAATCGCCTGTTTCATAGATACCAATAATCAAATTGGTATTTGCGTTTACGATTATATATCCATCGAAAATAATATTTCCGTCAGGTGGTTGTCCACCACTCGTAATTACCATTGTATATTTGGAAATAGGGATAACATTGTAATCATTGATGGATGTTGTTCCATCCCATCCGGAACTTCCAGAATAATAATAAATAATTGCACTTGATGCATTATCAACGAATGCAGTTGACTCAATCGTTGGTTTATTACCTTCAAATGTAATCGATGTTAAATTACTACATGATGAAATTGCATATTCACCGATACTTGTTACCGAAGATGGTATTACAATACTGGTAATTGCGAGGTTTTGAATTGCGCGACTACCAATAGTTGTTAACGTATTGGATAATGTTATGGAAGATAAATTGGTACAATCTTGGAAAGCTGCATTACCGATAGTAACTACATTATTCATTGTGATTGATTGTATTATTGTATTAAATGTGAATACTTCTTGAACTATTTCAGTTACACTATCAGGTAATGTATAAGAAATGGATACATAATCATAATAAGAATATATAATTGTTCCATCGTAACTAAACAATGCATTTCCAATGGTTTTGAAATTGGTATTTTCTGCATCAACTGTCACGGTGGTTAAACCTGTACATCGTAGGAAAATATTAGTTCCGATACTACTTAATGAACTTGGGAGATTTATAGAAGTTAAACTAGTACAATTATAAAATGCTGCCTTACCAATTGTAGTTAATGAACTTGGGAGATTTATGGTAGTCAAACTGATGCAATTATAAAATGCTTCAATACCAATCGTAGATAATGCAGATCCTGTTATAATGGATGTTAATGAAGTGCATAGATAAAATGCATAATCTCCTATCACTGACACATTATTCAAGTCAATTGATTTTAATAAAGTAATAGCAAATGCTTCTTGAAAAATAGTTGTTACACTATTTGGAATTGTATATGATAGTAGGTTATCATAATATGTATATATAATAGATCCATCGTAGCTTAATATAGTTTTATCGTCAGTTTTAAAATGAGTATTTGCATCATCTATAGTTAAACGTATAATATTGTTGCATCCATTAAATATTGCATATCCAATACTAGAAACACTACTAGGTATGTTTATTGTGGTTAATGCACTATCCCAGAATGCGTAATCTCCTATAGTAGTTAATGATTCACCGTCAATAATGACTTCTTGTAATAACAAAGTCAAATCAAATGCACCATTACCTATACTTGTGACTTGGTTTCCAATTTTTACATGTGTTATTTTTGCACTTTGAAATACCCAATCATTTATTTTAGTTATATTATCGGGAATCAATACTTTGGTTTGGCTTCCAGTGAATCCAGTAACAATCGAACTGTCATACTCGTCATATAATAATCCTTCAGACGAATAACCAACATCATATAGGGCTATTGCTGTAAAATAATCCAAAAATGTAGTTGTATTGTCCCATCCAGTTTTATCAGCATAATAATAAACAACCATGTCAGGGTTGGTATACAAAAATGCATAATAGCTTTGTAGTGTTGGTTTATTTCCTTCAAATAACATAGTTTTTATCTTTTTGCAATTAGTAAATGCATAGTTTGCAATATAATAAACACTTGCCGGTATGATAATATGTTGTATTGACGTGTTAAAAAATAAATCACTCAAAATATATGAAATTGTGTTTGATAGTTTGACATTAACTAGATTTTTACATTCGCTAAAACATTGGTTCGATATTGTATTCACATTATCAAACATGATAATTTCGGTAATAGTATCATTATTTGCAAATGCGAAAGAGCCTAATGACGTTACGCTGTTTGGTATTATTATTTTAGCTTGTGTTCCACTAAAATCAGAAACCATATATGTATCATTATTATTATACACCAATCCATCTGATGAATAATCACTATACAACTCAACTAATTCATATCCTTGGAGAGAGGTCATTCCATCCCATCCGGAACTTCCAGAATAATAATAAATCACTCCTCCTGATGCATCTTGATAAAATGCAGTTGAGTCAATCGTTGGTTTATTACCTTCAAATGTAATCGTTGTTAAATTGCTACAGAATGCAATTGCATATCCACCTATTGTTGTTACCGACGCTGGCATTACAATACTGGTAATTGCGAGATTTTGAAGTGCTTGACTAGCGATGGTAGTTAACGTATTAGATAATGTTATGGAAGATAAACTGGTACAATTTTGGAAAGCTCCATTGTTAAATATAACTACATTATTCATTGTGATTGACTGTATTGTGGTATTAAATCTGAATGCTAAATCATTTATGGTAGTGACACTGTCAGGTACTATGTAAGATGTTGATACATAATCATAATAGGAATACAAGACGGATCCATCATAACTGCATAATGCATTTCCAATTGTTTTGAAATTAGTATTTGATTCATCAACTGTCACGGTGGTTAAACTTGTACATACTTCGAAAATATTAGTTCCGATACTACTTAATGAACTTGGGAGATTTATAGAACTCAAACTAGTACAATTATTGAATGCTGCACTACCAATTGTAATTAATGAACTTGGGAGATTTATAGAACTCAAACTAGTACAATTATTGAATGCTGCACTACCAATTGTAATTAATGAACTTGGGAGATTTATAGAAGTCAAACTACTTAAATTACTGAATGTAGAACCACCAATTGTAGTTAATGTATTACCGTTTATAACTATATCTTGAAGTAATGTCAATGACCCAATATAATATATACTCGTAACCCCAGTTCCAATCATTATATGAGTCACTGTAGTGTTTGTATTAATTATTGCTATTGATGTTACTTCATCTGGTATTAATAATTTAGGTTGAATACCTTTAAACCCGATAACTGTGGTTCTATCATCATCATAAATCAGTCCAGTTGATATATATTCATCAACATTCAAAACAACTAATTGATAGCCTTGAAGAGAGGTCATTCCATCCCATCCGTCTGTATTACTATAATAATAAAATACTGCATTAGAAGATAATCCACTAAAAGAATCATGTTGATAATTAGGTTTGTTTCCATTAAATATTATTGAAGTTAAATTAGTACAATTATAAAATACATTCGCATATATATCTGAAATTGAACTTGGTATAATAATACTAGTTAATGAACTACATGTAGAAAACAATGTATCAGCAATTTGTGTTATATATTCGGGTAATACAATTGAAGATAAACTTGTACAATTTTCAAAACAGCTCGTTCTCATGTTGATTATATTATTCGATAACGTAATGGATAACAAATTTGAGCAATTTGCAAACGCATATTCTTTAATATCAATTATATCGTTATCATCTGTATATGATGTTTGTGTATAATTGTAATAACAATATAACCCATATGATATAGTATCATCATCATTATAATAATAAATGAATACTTTTTCATAATTCGCTACATATGATGAATTGTTTGAATCAATTTTTAAGTATCTTAAATTAGTACATAGTCTGAAAATATTATATCCCATCGTATTTGTTGTACTTGGTAAATTAACGGTCGTTAAATTATAACAATGTGAAAACACGAAATTACCAAATGTCTCTACTGTATTACTAGTAAACTCAATAAGAGACGAATATGCAAACGCATTTGACCCAATATTAGTAAGTCCACTACCAGTTGCAATATGTGTGATTACGGTATTTTCATAAAATGCGTTTTCGCTTATTGATACCACATTGTCTGGTATAAATACTTTCGATTGATTTCCGTTAAATCCAATAACAATTGTCGAATCATAATTGTCGCGTATTAAATCATCAGAAGAATAATCTAATGGCATCATACCAATCAAAGGATAACTATATACACTACCATTTATTGTGGTTATTCCGTTCCAACCGTATGTATTATAATAATAATATATCGAAATTGCTGTAACTACTTCATTAAATGTATTATCATAAAGTGATGGTTTGTTTCCATCGAATATAATACTTGTTATATTACTACAATTACTGAATATAGCATCATTGATTGAAGTAACTGAATTGGGTATAGTAATTGTAGATATACCACAAAATGCGAATGCAAATGAATATATTGTAGTTATACTGTTTGGTAAATTAATTGTATTTAAATTAGCGCATGCATTGAAGCATCTTGAAGATATTATGGTTATTCCATTTCCAATAGTTACGCTAGATAAGTTTATACAACCACTAAATAAAAAATCACCTAGGCTTGTCACACTATTTGGTATAACTATGTTTTGTAAAACCGTATTATCTGCAAATGCTAAGTTTTTTAATTCAGTTACACTATTCGGCACATTATATGAAGGTGATATATTATCATAATATGAATATAATTTTGTTTCATCATAACTGAACAATGCATTTCCGATTGTTTTGTAATTGGTATTTGTTTCATCAATTGTCACTGTTGTTAAACTCGTACATCCTTGGAAAATATTATATCCAATACTAGTTAATGAGTTTCCAGTAATAATAACTTCTACTAAAGATAAACATCTAACAAACGCATTATTACCAATCGTTGAAACACCACTTCCAATTTTAATATGTGTAATATTTGGTTTATTACTAATTGCATTATCGTTTATTGTAGTGACAGTATCCGGTATCAATAATTTGGATTGTGTACCGTCGAATACACTAACTACAGTTTGGTCATCATTTGTATACCTCAATCCATCGGATGAATATTCTGGAACATACAAGTCAACTAATGGATAGTTTTGGAGAGATGTCATTCCAGCCCATCCGTCAGTATTATTATAATAATAAATAATTGCACTTGATGCATTATCAACGAATGCAGTTGACTCAATCGTTGGTTTATTACCTTCAAATGTAATCGATGTTAAATTACTACATGATGAAATTGCATATTCACCAATCGAAGTTACTGATGCTGGTAATACAATACTGGTAATTGCGAGATTTTGAAGCGCACGATTACCAATACTTGTTAACGTGTTGGGTAATGTTATTGAAGATAAATTGCTACAATTTTGGAAAGCTCCATTGTTAAGTATAACTACATTATTCATTGTGATTGATTGTATTATCGTATTAAATGTGAATGCTAAATCATTTACGGTAGTCACACTGTCAGGTACTGTGTAAGATGTTGATACATAATCATAATAGGAATATAAGATTGATCCATCATAACTGCATAATGCATTTCCAATGGTTTTGAAATTGGTATTTTCTGCATCTACTGTCACGGTGGTTAAATCTGTACATCCTTCGAAAATATTAGTTCCGATAGTACTTAATGAACTTGGGAGATTTATAGAAGTCAAACTACTGCAATTACTAAATGCTGCATTATCAATTCTAGTTAGTGAACTTGGGAGATTTATAGAAGTCAAGCTAGTGCAATTATTAAATGCTACTATATGAATTGTAGTTAATGCATTACCGTTTATAATTATTTCTTCAAGTCTACTGAAATTACTAAAGTCATATATATTCGTAACACCACTTCCAATGATTACACGAGTAAGTGTATTGTTTGCATTATATATACTAATCGATGTTACATTATCGGGGATCAATAATTTGGCTTGTGTACCATTGAACCCAATTACCGCAGTTGAATCATTGGAATCATAAATCAAATCATCTGATGAATATTCGTCTACATATAAGTCAAATAATGGATATCCTTGTAGAGAGGTCATTCCATCCCATCCGTCAGTATTACTATAATAATAAAATACTGCAGTGACTGGTAATCCATAAAATGAATTGGTTTGAATGGTTGGTTTGTTGCCATTAAAGGTCATCGATGCTAAATTACTGCAATTATAAAATGCACCATAATCAATATATGTTACCAAACTTGGTATAACAATAGATGTTAATGAAGTGCATGTAGAAAACGTTGAACTTGATATTTGAGTTAAATTGGATGGTAAGGTAATAGATTGTAAACTGGTACACCTTTCAAAACCACTATAACCAATACTGGTAATAGTATCCGGTAAGGTAAACGATTGTAAACTGGTACAGCTTTCAAAACCACGATTTCCGATACTGGTAATAGTATCCGGTAAGGTAATAGATTGTAAACTGGTACAGCTTTCAAAACATATCGTCGGTATGCTTGTGATACCATTATTCATGAGAATCATTCCAATATTTGAACAATTTGAAAAACAACCTTCGCCAAGTGTTTCCACATTATTCGGTATAATGATTTCACTCAAACCAATAGCCCCTGCAAATGCATATGGACCAAGTGTTTCCACATTATTTGGTATAATGATTTCCCTCAAACCAGTAGCCCCTGCAAATGCATATGGACCAAACGTTGTAATATTTGATGGAACATAATAAATTGGGGAATTGTTCCCGGCAGCATATATTATGAGTTCGGTTTGTGTTATATTAAATAAAATGTTGTTGTTTGCAGTATAATCATTATTTTCAGAATCGACTGTTATGGTAGTTAATTTACTGCAATATCTACAAATATTATTACCTATCGATAATACTGAACTGGGAATATTTATACTGAGTAGATTACTGCAATTATTAAATGCATAATCACCTATTTCGGTTAATGTATTTGGTAAAACAATATCTTGTAAATTAGTAAATGCATATGAATTAGCTGCATTTGAATTAAATGCATTTGAATTAATGGTATCTACGCCATTTTCTATTATAATATGGGTTATATTTGGAACATAATAAGATTGTGGGAGAATAGGTATTGTACTATTTGTATTTGGAATATATAAATGAGATTGAGAACCGGTAAAGTTAACAAAGCTACCATTATTTGTATATCCATTTGATGAATATACTGTGATTGAATCTGACATGGCAGATTCTGTACTGTATATTGTGGCATATTGTGTTGTGCGAATTGATGTAACTGTAAAAGTATAAGCATTATCTACAGTAAGACCCGATACTACAATTGGTGATGAGTTGCCATTTTGTGAGACAATAAACATCGGAAATGGCATATTATAACCGTAAACAACATAACTTGATGCATTTGTAGCAGTTTCAAAGTATACTAAGATCGATCCATCGCCGTTTTCTATATTCGTTATAGTCGTAGAACCTGGTATTAATAAAATACGATCTGTATAAGCACTTAGAATCGATGTATATTGGCCATTTACTCTATACGATATTGATACCCGTATTTGAGAACTTTCATAACTGGATAATAGAACCAATGTATTTGTAGTTTCACTATACAATGTAGAATTACCTACATACCAAGTATAACTAACTGTAACCGATTCATCTATAAATCCCGCTTCTACTAATTTATGGGTAGCAGTAAGTGTTTCACCAACAATTATGCTACCACTAATGGATACTAAACTTGTTGGTGCAATCCCAGAGATAGCCGATCCCGGCCAATCCATTGAGGTTGGATAATAATATATAGATGCATCAGACGCTATATTTTCAAATGAGCGATTCGCAATAGAAGGACGGTCGCCATTGAATATAATAGTATTCAAACTACTACAACCCGAAAATGCATAATCACCAATATCCTCTATATTTGGAATAATGATACGTTCAAGTGATGTGCATTCAAAAAATGTGTAGGTACCGATGGTTCGAAGTGAAGTTGGTATATTTATAGATTCTAATTGATAACACTGATAAAATAGATTATCAGAAAATGTTTGAATGGTATTACTATCAATGGTAATTGATACTAATCCATGACATCCAGAAAATACCCCCGTTTCTAAAACTGATACACTAGATGGTATATGGATCGTCTCTATTCCCGAGCAATCACTAAATGCATATTCATTTATTTCAAGTAGACCATCCGGAATACTCACATTTTGCACTTGAGAACCACTGAATGCGCGAATATCTATTAATTTCACAGTATTCGGTACAGTATAAGTGGTTTGTCCTACGGTGCAATATTGAAGCAATGTGTCACCGGATAACGATAATAATGATTTTCCATCTGTTGAAAACCGAGTATTACCAGTATCGACAACTATAGATGATAGAGTACTACATCCAAGAAAAGCATAATATCCGATACTGGTAGTATATGCGGGTATAGTAATCGTTTGTAGCAATTTACATCCAGAAAATGCATAATCACCGATTTTTATAATCGACGATGGTATTTCTACCAACCGCAATGCAAGACAATTTTCAAATCCATGGTCTACAATTTCATTTACAATATAATTATTATACATTGATGGTATGTAAATAATAGCCGTACTATTTTGTGCATTCCCATTTTTACCAACCGTATAATTATTTTGTGATGTAAGGGTGTATAATAATTCATTTGTAGTACTACCACTTTCCACATCCGATGTGTATATAATTGCAAGAACCGCAACTGTAAACGTATAAGTTGTCTGATTCGATAGTCCAGTTATAAAAATTGGCGACGATGTTCCATATTCAACAATTCCATCAGGTTCAGAAACAACCATATATAATAGTGAATATGCAGATGATGCACTATGTGAAAAATATACAATTGCAGCGCCTGTACCCATTTCAATAGAAGTAATTTCAGGTGAAGCAAAATCATAAGTATTTTCTGGTTCAAAGAAACAGAAACGAGGGGATTCGGTAAGTGGATATCCGCGATGTTCTTTTGGCATATACCCAGCATCTTTACTTGCATATGCCAATGCATTCGCGACTGAACATCCATAAGCCGACTGGTATTTCGCCAAGTTTTCGGTAATAGTGTCATATTTCTTGCGCATAATGAGTTCTCCACTTTTGACCGCACCTTGTTCGAAAAATCGGGAATTGTTAGGTTTCACAGTCGGCGATTCACATGCTATATCAGATGGTGTAAACGAACTTTTGTCATATGGACGTTCATTTTGCGAAAACGCCTTATTGCGGTCGTATAAATATTGCGACGACGATGTATAATACTGTGATTTTCGCGAGGCTTGACTATTATCGACGATGGCAATATCTTTTTTTGGCATTCCACCACTACGCACTCGTCGTCGCGCAGTATCTTCCTGTGAAAAACATAGTGTTGATGTAAATTGAATAGCTCCACCAGTGTCGTATTTATTGGTGGACAAATTAATATCCAATGTATTATCAATTCCATTACATGATGTTGGGGTATCGGTTTTCACAATCGTTTGTCCCGCTCCATTGAGTTCATCGAAATGCACATTTAATCGCGGATTACCATAAGATAAATCAATGCTGGCGATTTCTTTACGATAATGAGAAAGCGGATTTGACAGAAAAATATTGTGGGTATCCGTGATATTATTTTTATTCTTTTTGAGGGAAGAAGTTATTTGATGCAGAGTTTTACCTTTCCACCCAAAGAAAGCAGATTCGCCAGATTTCTGCATAATACTATATATTATAGTATAGTATTATCCTGTTTTGGTAAGAACATGTTTTTATGATTCGTGGGTTCTCCATCAAATTATTTAGATGATTATTTCATAGTGAATGTCTGAAACTGCTAAAGTTCCGAAAATCGTGTTTATTGTTCCTTATCGCGATCGCGAAAAGCAATATTTATTTTTCAAAGAGCACATGAAAATTGTTCTGGAAGATATGGATCCACGCGATTATGAAATTATGATATGCCATCAATATGATGATCGACCATTCAATCGTGGGGCATTGAAAAATATTGGATTTTTACTAGTAAAGTCAAAATACCCATACCATTATAAAAATATTACATTGGTATTCAACGATGTGGATACTCTTCCACGGAGAAAAAACTTGTTTAATTATCAAACTACCCGTGGAACTGTAAAACATTTTTATGGGTTCAAACACGCATTGGGTGGAATTGTTTCTATCAGTGCCGGAGATTTTGAAATGATCAATGGATTTCCCAATTTTTGGGCATGGGGATATGAAGACAATATATTGCAAGAGAGAGTTTTGAAATCCAAAATCATCATTGATCGGAATCAGTTTTACCCAATCGGCACTTTTTCTTCAATTATTCACGTTTCCGATGGAAATATGCGAGAAATAAATAGTGGAGAATACAACAGATACATCAAAAAAACAAATGAAGGAATAAACTCCATAAACGGTTTGGAATATACTATCAATTGCGAAACTGGCTTTGTAGATATTGTCCACTTCTCCACGGGACAAAACCCCGACATGTCTAAATATAGCAGTTATGATTTGAAGAATGGACCACATCCTTTTGATATTAAGGTTGGACTCATGAATCGATCACGCAATAAATCTTCTCTAATGGGTATGATACTTTAGAGACGATTTATCTGCAAATAATTGTATAATAGTAAAAACATAATAAACACTGTGCGCGATTATTATGTAGCAATTATGAATATAGTATTTGAATATGACGATTTTCACAGCGATAACATTTTTTTCTTGGAACGAAAACGTAATGTCGTGATTGATGGGTTCTTCTCGAAAATCATATACTCCGATGAGTTTTTTACAATGAACGGAATCTTTTTCGCCATTCCACTTCAATTACAAAAAAGTGGCGCGAAAGATGCTAAATATATTCATTTTTATCCCCATGATATTAAAAACATTTATAACATTACAAAACTGTCGGAAATCGAACATTCCATTATTAACTATTATAAAAAGACACAAGGGGTCATAGAAAAACGGAATAATTTAGTACTCACCAACCAGTTATACAACGGGTGTTTCAAAATATACAAAGAAAACTCGTTACCAAGTGGTCAACCAAAAAAATATATGTTAAAGATCTCCGGATTATGGGAAAGCGCGAATGAAGTGGGAATCACTTACAAGTTTATGGAAATGGCCGAGGTGATTTAGGAATATTTGTCTAAAATACATTTGGGAATCAATTGTTCTTTTAGGAGATCCATCTTTTTGAAACATTTATTGATCGTCACGTCGCTTACGCCGGATATCTGTTTGATGTTGGTTTTTGAGATATTTAAATTGCAATGATACGATATGAAATAGATAATTCCGGCGGCAATTGCATGGGGAGTATTGTCTGTAATACTGTTGTTTTGTTCAAGTTTGTTGGCAATAAACTTGGATAACATGATGAGTTCGGGATTCATATTTAGACGACTGCAATAACGTTCAATAAATGAACTAGGCGTGGTTGTTTGCAAATTGGCTTGCTGGGATGTTTCGAAACCCCGTTCAATATTATGTAGGATATTGACGGCGGTAGAGCAACCGGTAGTCGCACTGGTTTTGTCCAATTGGAAGATTTCAGCAATCTCGTGGGCGGTGCGGGGGCAACCATTTAGACGACACGCAATATAAATGGAAGCGGCTTTAATACCATCGCGATTTAATCCCCTAAACATCTTTTGTTCGGAAATATCTTTGTGGATGGCAATGGCTTCGTCGATCAATATTTTAGGAATACCTGCATTTTGTGCCATGATGGTTATGAATTGGAACTCGTGGTAGAGGGATTTTTCTTTATGGGGCATCGATTGCCATTCCGTCCATTTGCGAATCTTTTTCATTTCGTAGGAAAGTTTATTGGTTGCCATGACTTTACATCCGAATGATGATTCCAACAAAAGAGGATTGATGGGATTTCCGCAACGGGTTGGATCATTGGCGTTTTTGTCGTCCGCACCATAAAATCGCCATTCGGGGGAATAATCGAGAGTATCGGTATAAATGATCGAGCATGCATTGTTGGTGCATGTAGGGAACCCGTCTTCCATAATCATCAGCGTCGAATGACATGCTTGACAAAGACCCATTTCAAGCGACGAAGATGATGGTCTTATTGTTTCCGACGACTTGGTTTCAATGTCGAATAAATCCCATAGTTTCGATTTATCAGCATTGGATAAATGAGATTTTTTCTTTTTGGTTTTATTTTCTGTTTTTGGCGCAATTTCTACTTTAGCATCAACTATGGTAGGATGAGGTTTCCGTTTTATTTTGACAATTGTATCAGTATATTGGATCATTTTAGATTGTATAAAGAAATGTATTCCCTTTATACAAACGCATCAATTTTGTTGTAATTATTATATCTTTCTATTATAGTGAAAAATATGATATCATGTGATAAACTACCCTCTATATTTTATGAAACCGTTGCGAAAGAGTTGACTCAGGTTATATGTGATACTTTGTATAATCCTGGAACCGGTCCTAGTGAAGATAATGCTAAACGTGACCCTCGCCGTGAAATATTAACTCTTGTCGACAAATTTGTAAATCGAGCGTTGAATGATATAACACAAAAACAAATCACTGACAGTTTTACAAGATCTTTTAATGATGTTGTTTCTCAAAATATGCAAGTGTTTTTTAGCGATCAATATATTTCGATGTATATGATGAAAACATTATTAGACGAAGAACGAGTTGGCACGAATAGTCGAGGGGAAACATTCAAAAAAATGTTGCAAATTATAACTTCAAGTGGAATAAAATTATATGAACCTAAATCGGGTGATGATATTCAAAGTAAAAAGACGGAATCGATTATGGGACAATTATCTATAATACCAGTGAAGAAGGATGAGATGTCAAAGGATCAGACGTCAAAGAATCAGACAAATATGAGCGGTGGTGTTGAGTTGGACGCTGTTTTGGGCATGATCAAAGATGCAACAAGTGGAATCGCAGGTAGTGCTAGTGTTAATGACATAGCTAAAAACGCAACCAACCTTGGAAATAAAGCGGTCGATGCAGTTACTGGCGCGGCTACAGGTGCAGCTAGTTATCTTCTAGGACGTAAATCGAACAAACCAAGTCCTGCAAGTGAACCTATTTCATCGATTCCTGCAAGTGAACCTACTACTAGACCGAATAAACCAAGTACTACACGTGTATCTACTACATCGAACGTAACAATTCCTACAATTGGACCACCTACATCGATTCAGGAAAGTAATTATTCGACGGCAGGATCGATTGCTGCTTCCAAACTAGGAGATAAAGGCCAAGGTTTATTTACATCTGCCATCAAAACTGTATTTGGTCCAGTAATTCAAAAAATATCCGGCGAAATTGTTGAAATGATTGAGAAAGATTTGTCATTGAAAGAATATTTTCCGCAACAAATCTCGGATGATATTTACAACTTAGTCAAAGACGCATTACAATTTCATCTAGCCCAACCAGAAGGTCGACAAATGTTTTTACGCCAAATTGAACCGTTATTGAAACGCTATGTTTTTACATATACATCTTCGTCGTCGGATTTATTAACCTTGTCAGTTCTACGACATTTATGCACAACTGATCCAATGAAATCGCTTTTAGAAAATACTATCAAAAAACATATTGATTTATATAATGATGGGCAACCAAACGATTATATTGAAACCGTCTATAAAAATCTATATAGTGCTATTAATGAAAGGTTGATCGAACAAAATCCCATCATCACCATGTATGAAACAATGCAAACCATGTTTACCTCTGGACAAATTGGAAAAAAGATAATTTATGATTATGATGATAATGAGAGTTTATACAAAAACCCCTTTTATACGAGCAAGAATGATATATTATCTAAGTTAAAAATATCCGAAGAAACCCCTGATGGACAACGACCAATTGTTGGGGATGCAGGACCTCCACCATTGGTTCAACAAAAATCTATTGAAACAGATTCAAATACCGCGGATTCAACACTCACCAAAAAAACTGGCGGTAAATCAAAACGCGTTTCCAAAACCAAACGCCGGCGCCGCACTTTCCGCAAACAAAACACGACTCAACGCCATCTATGAAAATGAAACTTTTTTCTCCAACTTCTCAAACAAATCGGACTTGTAAACTAATTTGCCCGATGGTTTATATTGATCAATAGGCGTATATTCTTTGCCTACTTTTTTTACAGGTTCTCCATTCTTGTCGTTAAACAGTTTGGCGTTCATATCTTCTTCTTCGTCTTCTTCCTTTTTCGAGATCAAATTACCATATTGATCAATGACATTCCCTGTCTTCTTTTTGACTTCATTACGCACATACGCAGGTATCCAATGAAGCCAAGACACAAACAACGTATTTGGATGCATGTATCGCACATGAAATCCATTTTCTTCTAATTTCGTCACTAAATAGGCAATACATTCGGATTTATCATAGACAGGTTCTCCAAATATATATTCAGGAACCAAAAACCAAATGTGTTTTTCCGTTGATTTTGTTTTCGCCGTAGTATTAATGCGTTTGTGAATACGGTTTAATAGTTTATTGAATATCGATACTTGTTTCAAATCCCGGCGTTGATTCTTTTCGTAGAGTTCGTCAATATTGATTTTGTGCGTGCTTTCTTCGTCGTCCACATAGAGAAAGGCCATTTTTATATTATCACGCGATAAAAAGAATAGAAAGAAAACACACATATATTATTAATGGAAGAACCAATCACAGAATCAGAACCACATATAGATTTGAGCGTCATCTCCGATTTAAATGTCATCTCCGATTTAAATGTCATCTCCGATTTAAATGTCATCTCCGATTTACATGTCATCTGCGATTTAAAACCCAATATAAAACATTTAGTCATTTGCGGTGGCGGTGTTTCTGGATTTACGGCATATCGTATGATCAAAGAACGGGCTCTCTCGGGATTTTTATCTATGGACGCCATTCAATCCATCTATGGCACATCCGTAGGTGCCATTTTAGCCGTCATGTTTGCGCTTAAATATTCGTGGGAAGACATTGACATTTACTTGGTAAAACGCCCGTGGCAAAACGTTTTCAAGTTTGATATTCAGTCTCTCCTCTATTCATATGAGAACCGTGGTATTTTCGATCAAAAAGTCATATATGAAATATTGCATCCCCTGCTTTTAGGGAAAGGATTGGATGTAGATATAACGATGCGCGAGTTTTTTGATTATACTGGTATTGATATTCATGTAAATACAACAGAACTGCATAGTTTTGAAAATATCGATATTTCCTATAAAACCCATCCAGATTGGAAAGTATGTGATGCCGTCTATTGTTCGGCTTGTTTACCCATGTTGTTCTCGCCTTTTTTGGTGGAAGATAAATGTTATGTTGACGGAGGTGTTTGTGTCAATTATGCGCTAAATACTTGTTTGGACAATGTCGATAACCCCGACGAAATATTTGGTATTACACTGACTCCTTTGGATCCTAACAAAAACATTGTGAGTACCGACTCCAATTTGTTTGATTATATGTCGGTATTATTCAATAAAATACACAGACATCCGCATGTGAAAACCACACCATCCATCAAATACCAAGAACAAATCGATCAAAACAAGATTTCGATATTCGATATTTTGGAATTGGCGTCATCCATTCATATGCGTGAAGAACTTATCAAACCGAAAATATAAGTTATGATTGAGAACTTATATTTTAAGCAATAGCCGACTTGACAAATTGATCTAATGAACTTTTGGTGATTTTTGCATCAAAATCAATGCGATTATCACCCACCAACATAATAATTGTGGGGAATGATTCGACTTTATATTGACTGATCATTGCGGAAATCTTGTCATTTGGATCATTGGTATCATCCGTGCAATCAATATCACGGCATACTATTTGATTACCATTTATGGTTTTACCGTCATATTCTTCTTTGAATTGAATCCAAATGGGTTTGGCGGCTTTGCAATGAGGGCACCAATCGGCAAAAAAGAATAATATCTCAATGGGTTTTCCTCGGGTATTGATATTGGAAATATCCGCATAATTGGTTTTGCTTTTAGGTTCAGCATAGTATTTTTTGTAGGCGTACCAACCGACAATAATAAACAATATCAAAATGACTATGGCGGTGATGATGAGACTATATTTACGAATATATCTATTATAAATTAATTCGGCGAATCCAGACATGTTGTATAATATGCATGGATAGATTATTTTATGGATTTATCCGAGGTGAAAATCGTAGATTTGACTAAAAAATCGCAGATTTGACTAAAAAATCGTAGATTTGACTATAAAAATGGGACATTTGACCATGTACAAAATATTTAGCAATACACAAAATATCAATCTATTATAACTAACGAACTCCACTATGCACAAAAAAACCAGTAAAAAATTAACAGGTCGAGTCTTTACTCGAAAACATTATCAAAGTAATGACGGTATGTTGACTACCGTATGGGGACCTAGCACATGGCATCTATTACACACGATGAGTTTCAATTATCCAGTAAATCCGTCATGCGATGACAAAAACAATTACCGCGATTTTATCCTAAATCTCCAAAACGTCTTACCTTGCGGAAAATGCCGGAAAAATCTAAAGAAAAACTTCAAAAAACTACCCCTCTTGCTAAAACATATGGCGTGCCGCGATTCGTTCTCTAAATATGTATACCGTCTACATGAATTGGTGAATAAAATGTTGGGTAAAAAATCCGGACTCACGTATGAAGATGTCCGAGAACGTTATGAACATTTCCGTTCTCGTTGCGCTAAATCTTTAGAAGAATTGAAACAGGAGCAAGAGGAGGCTGAGAAAAACAAAAAAGAAAATGGCTGCACCGAACCATTATACGGTGAAAAATCGAAATGTATTCTCAATATTGTTCCTCACGATGCTCCTGTGAAAACATTTAGTATAGATGAAAAATGCAAGAAGACGCGAGGAGAACCTGTTCCAGAAAATGTATAAACATTATATAATAAGAAGCACATGTCAGATTACGATACCGATGAAAAGATCGATTATGGTAAAATAATTGGGATACTTCCTGAAGAATGCACTCGTGTTCCATTCTGGACTGAGAACCCCAATGTATTGTTCCAATCGCATTATATTTTAGAGTTTTTTCCCGTCGAATCCATGTCTTATGAACAAAAACTCAATGCCGTCAGTCGTTTAGTCATTCTACTCACCATCATTGGATTCATCCTTACTCGCAGTGTGCGTCTATTAATCATTTCCGCCATTACATTGTTCTCCATTCATCTATTACATTACTACCAACAAAATGAAAAAGACAAGAAAGAGTTCAAGAAGAATGATTTAGAAAAAAATGGAATTGCCGAACCATTTGAGAACCCAGCACTCGATTTACTCAAAAAAGAGGGGGTACCCATTAGCGACGATGTTTTCATGAAACCTAATTCCACTAATCCATTTAGCAATGTTTTGATGAACGATTATGATTATAATCCACAGAAAAAACCCGCCCCGCCCATTGCCAAATCTGCAGTGAGTGCAAGTATTTTAGACGAAGCAAAACAACTTGTAAAATCATTGAATCCCGATCAACCTGATATTGCCGATAAACTTTTCAAAGATTTAGGCGAACAATATACTTTCGAACAATCCTTACGTCCCTTTTATTCGACAGCCAACACCACCATCCCCAATGACCAAGATGGATTTGCCAAGTTTTGTTATGGTAGTATGATATCATGCAAAGAAGGCAACCAATTCGCCTGTGCCCGTAATTTATCGCGCCATGTCAATAATTAGACACTCTTTCCGCACTTTTTATTATATATAAATAGTATAATAAGAAGAATGACTTCCTTGAATTACATGTTCCAAAATATGGGTCGTATTGGAATGGATGCCACCGATAAAACCCAACAAACCATGTATAATACACGCATTGCCAATTATTCGCTTTCCAATTTTTTCAGTGAATCGGCATCTGATGCACATGTCAATTTTGCCACTACTCAACCAAACGTCAATTTCAACAGTGTCAATGGAGGCAGTGGTGTTGGTGGCGGTGTTGTCGATTATGAATCTTTATTGAAAATCAGCAACGAACAAGAACGTCCTTTGGAAAAAGTTCAATTAATGCAACGTCCTTTTGCCACTGTTCCTTATTTAGGAAAAGGTGCCGGTAATCCCGACATCGAATCGCAATTACAACAAGGCGAATACGTGAACCACCAAAAATCCGTCAATACCATCATGGAAAAATCGTTTATGCCATATTCCATGCATCTAACCGATACTCATATGGAAGAACGTGTTCACAATCCTACTTATACCATTGAAGAATCCGCCTTAAACGGCTGGGTTCGTGGTGGTGTCGATACTCGTAAAAGTGCATCGAAGAAATAAACGCGCGATTAAACCATATAAACATTATTGATTATTTGTATTATATATCATGTATAATACAAATCTGGAAGTGAGTTATAACGACGACGATCAGTACCGGGAATTGTTATGTAAAGCCTTCTATTCTGAATCGTTGGAATATTCCGATATTATTACTACTGGAATGGATTATTTATGGGAACAAACCCAGACTTGTCCGCTTTTTATAAAATTGTATGTGTTGGGCGCTGCGAAACTTATGTCGGAAGATCCTTCTATGGGATTGGCGATTATGTTATCTTATGATTATTTTGCGGATTTTCATATTTTACTCCAATTATGGTTTCGTAATCCGGAGGCTATTTCAGAATCGTGTATGCAATGTAAAAAACTGAGTGAAATGTTGACCAAAAAATAAAAGTGTATAATATATAGAATGGCATCAACCCGAACTAAAAATACGATTGGAAATTATGATTTAGAACAATGGTCGAATCAATCATCCGTTGGATATAATACATCTATTGTTTATGGTGCTGCACCACAAACCATGTTGCCCGGTGATGGATTGTTGGCAGGTAATGTCTCACGAACCCAATTGGCATACAATTCATGTGATGTGGAATCGTCGCTTTTTGGCATTGGATCCACCAATTTAGTGCAGGCTCGTCATGAAATTGTACCCGAAATTGCGCAATTAAAGAGTTTGAATGTCATTGATCGTCTTCCTATTATGGTTCCTAGTCCTTTGATTGTGGAGTCGAATCAACGCCCATTGCGTCGTTAGACGAATTACCGTTAGACGAAGTACCGCTTGTGCGCCGTTTTTGCGTGTAATTCCGAATTGATTTCATATGATTTTTGAAAGTTTTTACCAGGGAATGGATATGGGGTTTTTTTGGATATGTATCTTCTTCTTCTTTAACATATGGAGATTCTTCTGGTTCGGTTGGTATCATATTTGATAAAGCATCAACTATGTTATTTGGTGGTGTTTCTTTTGGTAATGGGATATTCTCGATGGGTGCCATTTCAAGTTCATACAATTCGGGATATTGTTTGATTGTCCCATCTTGTAAATACTCTACCGGTATTTTTATAATCGCCATTGCATATTTATTCATTTGGGAATAAATATACAGATTCCTTTATGTGTATTTCAGAGGGTTTTGATTTATGAAAACTTGACAATAATCTTGATGTCTTCTTTTTTGATACATTTGCATGCCGATACCGACAATTCTTCGCGTTTCTTGCGGGTTTTGGTATTGTCATTCTCATCGTAGCGTTTAGCAGTGCTATTGCGATTATTCATGTCCCCCTCAATATCCGAATAATTTGCTTTGATAAAATCGATGATATTGTTCTCGATTGCCCATTTGAAAAAATTGAGTTGACCAATGGTCGTCTCCATGTATTTCTCGTCATCGTAAGGAATCGTAATACGTTCCCATCGGCAAAATGGATCGAAACGACGTTTACTATAGGCTTTCAATTTCAGTTTGTAATCATTGTAGACTTTGAAACGGACAGTTTCGATTTCACCATTGAGTCGTCGCGATGGCAAATCATAAACAGTATAATACTTTTTGGCGTAGTTTGTGACAAACCAATCGACAATCCGTAGTGAGATTTTGGTTTCGCCATTGATTATACTCATCATTTTATGAATATGATCGGTGTTCTGGTAAAAATCCATCAGATTTTTCATTAATAAATCATTTTGGGTATTTAAATGGTTGGTTGTATAAGCACTCATCGGTATGAAAATAATAACGCGTTTTTTTAAGTGGATTTGTTATGAAAACAATATAATTGGGGGTGGTCGGGGCGGTGACGGATATTATTCTATACATAATCTATATAAAGACTATACTGTATTATATAATATGTTTGGTATGGTAAAGGGGAAATGTTTAGGAAAAGATCGAACTGGAAATGGATGTAGAAATTATCAAATTGGTTCAACGCGATTTTGTAAAATACATAATTATATGTGTGATTATACCCCTGAAATGTTGACATCGATAACCTTATGTAAAAGTTGTAATAAAATGCAACATATGGACGATGATTATAAAACATGCATAACATGTAGAAATCGGTTATGTGAAAATCGTGAACAAGCCAAAACCAAAATTATATATTGTGCAAAAGACAAATGCAAGTTCAAAAAATCAGACGAAAATGATTACTGCATGAAACATCAAGTTTGTGTATTTGTAAATGAAACCGAGTCATTGGGAATGCGTGTATGTAAAAATTATGTGCGTGGATGTAAAACACAATTAGGATGTGACTATACTTTTCAAAAATGCGGGGATTGTTTAGAAAAAGAACGTTTGCGTGATAAAAACCGACGGGGAAAAGCTGTTGCGCAAAATAATGCACGACCTGCAGATGCCGATTCAATAATTTGTTCTACGTGCTGCAAAACATACCCCAAGGAATCATTTATTGGTAAAAAAAATAATGTCGTAAAATCATGTCGTCCTTGTAGAGAACAAAATCATAAACACGACTTGAAACGTGATAAAACTCATCGTAATGAACTTGCTCGCATAAATGATGCAAAACCTGAACGAAAACTTGTCAAGCAAAAATGGAATGAAGAAAATTACGACAAGGTTGTATTGAAAACGATGAATTATAGGCAAAATAAAATAAATACACTTGGTGTAGATGGATATCGCAAACAAAATGCTGAAAATGCTAAAAAATGGCGTGAAAATAATCCTGAAAAAATGGCGGAACTAAATCAACTCAAAAAAACGAACAAGATCCAGTCGTTCAATACTTATAAACGTAGTGCAAATATCAAACAACTTGAGTTTGGGCTTACTATAGATGACTATATTAAACTAGTCGAAAACCCATGTTATTATTGTGGAATAATAGATGCAGACAAAGGGTTCAATGGAATTGATCGTAAGGATCAAACAAAAGGGTATATTGAAGACAATTGTGCAAGTTGTTGTAAAATGTGTAATTATCTAAAAGGATCATTGCATTATGAAACATTTATAAAACGTATCATACATATTATAACTTATAAAAATAAAAACATACAATTATATCCTACATGTTTTTGTGATCATAAAAGAACATCTTATTCTGGTTATATGACACGGGCATTAAAGAAAAATATTGATTTCTCTATAACAGAAATAGAATACCATACTATTACATCAAAATCATGTTATATGTGTGGAAAAGAAAATACAACTTTACATTCAAATGGTATTGATCGAATCGATAATAATAAAGGATATGTAATCGATAATATACATTCTTGTTGTGGTGAATGTAATTATATGAAAAATAATTATACTATGAATGATATTATGCAGAAGTTTATATTAATTTACGAGAAGCATAAGAATGGAGTATTTGAAACCCCCACCGATGTATGTCATAATCATTTTATATTGAAAAATGTCAACAAGAAAACAAAGGATGAATTGAAAGACGAATATATTCAACGCAAACTGCAACAAGGCGATAGTTTGAAGGAAAAATATAACGATATCGAATACAAGATGAAACATGCACGGGATATAGCCAATCGGCGAAATTGTAAAGTTATTACTAACATGTAAATACTATTTACACATTTATATTGAATCTTTGGTCAAAAGGGTGTGCGTACTATGCACTCCCTTCAATTTATTATCATCAATATGGTGTAATTATATTTCTACTACATAGGATGTCATTAAAACATACACCCTTTCTATTATAAATATGAACCAACTATGGCTCATATTTATTTCATATAATTATAACAATTGTGAAGTATGATCAAGTTTTTAATTTGAATCTCTACTACCCCTAAGTTTCCCTAGGGGGATGGACTGTATCTTAACCCGACTCAGGCTGCTTACACCTTCATCATCGAGCGACTACCGTTCAGTCTCTGACGGCTAACCATATACTAGCAAATCGTATTTAGGTTATAACCATGCGGATTGCCCAATCCTCAACATTATTACGATACCCAAGTTCTATTCTTGGCCATGAGCAGATTTCTCATACTCACTTCGTAGTTGAAGCTCTAAGGGGTTTCCCGAACAACAAGTAATCTTGCAAGGACAAATATCCTTACTAACAACAGGCTATTACTGCAGGAGCCAAACCGAAGTTATCCGTAAACATTGCCTGCTTGTTTACGGCGTGTTGTTTTTCTGCTCTAGTCGCAATAAATTGTACCATTAACAAGTACAATTCTATCACCTTCAAAGCAACACCAGCCATGCCTGACATGACTCTTAAGACGTTGTAATTAACTGCATATACTCTGACCTTAGCAGTTGATGTTCCTGAAACTGTGGCGGCAGAAAGGACAAGTTGTAAGACAGCATTGTCTATTCTGGAGAAGTTGCACGAACCACTTGGTTGATGCTCTTCTGGGCGTAAAGCGAATGAGTATACGTTGATACCTGTGTCTGGAGCACGGGTGTGATGTTGGAATGGTTGAACAACATCGAAGTATGATCCTTCACGCTCAGAGAAACGATCTTGGCCGTTAAGTTGTAACTTGGCAGTCACAACTGGGTTTTCACCCCAGCAGTGCATGTCAAGAGCAGTCTCGGCAAGAACGAATGTACCGGCATCAGATAATGCTGATTGTGCACCATCAGCACCAATACCATCCCAGTTATCACTTAAAGCACCAGTTCCGTTGGCACCAGCCATTTGGAAAAGACCATCAGATGTGATGAAGGCAGTAGTACCAGATGTTTGTGCTGGACCACCGAATGCATGGATAGCATTTGGTAAAGCATCAATGGCATCAGTGTAGTTGAATGGTTGAGCACCTAATGTCTTGTATAATGTGTTTCCACCTTCTAATGATGAGCAGTAATCAACGTTGGCATCAGGTTGAACAACCCAGACTAATTCCTTGCAAGGATGGTTGAAGTTCAACTTGATCTTGTTGGATGAGGAACCAACTGATTCATCACCAGTGAATTGAACTTGCTCAATTAAGTACTCGTGTGGGTTTTGTGCCATCTTTCTGCGTTCATCGGAGTCTAAGAAGACATAGTCGACGTAAAGGGAAGCGGCAACTAATGATGATTGGTAAGCAGTTGAGACGGATTGGGTGGCAGATGCGGCAGATAATGCTTTAACTGCCCATAAGCACTCACCGATTGGTCTGAAATCGATGTTGATCTTGACTTCGTGGTACTGTAAGGCGATCAATGGAAGAGCAAGACCAGGGTTGCGGCAGAACCAGAATAAAAGAGGAACGTATAAGGTTGTCTCTGGTAAAGCGTTTCTTGGAGCGCAAACTTGGGATGGTCCACCTGATGAAGCACAAGGTCCGGAGACGTTGGCAAATGCTGGATCAGTGATGTAGGTTAACTGTGTGGTTTGGCCTACCATCTTGAAGTATCCTCTTAATTGCTCAGATGACATGGTTAATTGGTTCCAGATGTGCATCCAATCACCGTATTGGCGATCGATTCTTTGGCCACCAATTTCAACTTCAACTTGGGCAATTAATTGTTCACCTACAAAGTCTAACCAACGGGCATAGACATCACCTGATGAAGCCATGTCTTGGTTGATTTCTGGTAATGTGACTTGTAAGTATGTCTTGTATGCAAGATCACCATTTCTGGAGATTGTGCAGGTAACACGACGGCCAAAATCGGCTTGTCCTGAGAATGTTTGTTCAATGGATTCCATTGCAAAGTTGGTATGTCTGCGGTATGAGACCTTCCAGAATGTGATTTCTGGTGTACCTGTTAAGAAGACGTCTTGGGCGCCGTAAGCGACGAGTTGCATTAAACCACCTGCCATTTTTGGGGGATTATATATTTGCTAAAGATAATAATTCCGGGAAAAATCGAATTAAACTAACGAAAATGGACATTATAATCAATCATTTGCAGATCAATCATTATCATACGTATTATGCTAATGATTTATACACAGATTATCGACATTTTACACATGATAAAATCCACCCCCACAAACACCCGTTTTCGTCTAAATATTTTCCGGAATCGTTTTCATGTTTTCTAAAATAAATCTTTCTAAATATTCCTCTTGAAAGATCTCCCTTTTATTCTCATGCTTTTTGGAGAATATAAATGTATCATTCGATTTTTTCACAGTCCATCCTTGCTCTAAAGCATTCGATATAAACATCATTTTCTGGAATGTCTTCTTGTTCATGGTAATATTGGTCGGATATTCAATTGCCGTTTGCATATATTATAAAAATAGATTGAGAAACACTGGGTTTTAACGCCTTTTGGTGATCTTGTCATAGGCAACATCATACCAATAACCAAAAAATGATTTATATGAGGTCTTTGTTCTGTGAATGTATCCTTCCTGAATCAATACGTAAATTATTTTATCTATATTCATATCATTGATTCGCAACCATATATAATACGATGCAATCATGAATGCTGTTGCAATGATCGACGATCGAGTGATTATATGTCCCCGTACCATCATGTACCAGAGTGGTAGACCTTTGATTATAGTATTGATGATGATAAACTTCGTTATATTGTAAACCGAAGCATTCGAGATTATCAAATATAATAACGTAATTATATTTAGAATAATGGCTAAAATCGTTACAAAGAATGGCGATGTTCTCACAATACCGATTGCATACAGAATAAACCAGGCCAAGATCCAATATGATAATATAAAATCTGAACGTAATACGTTGGGCATCTATAAATTGTGGAGATAAAAACAGATATAAACACTGGAAACCTATAATATTCAAAGGAATGAATGGTATAAAGGGGATTTATACAATCGACGAAAAACATACCGAAATATTGAATCAATTTCACGAACGAGAAAACGTCGACCTACCTGAACTCATTGCCGAAAAAAATGGGTTAAAAGATCAACTCCACGGGGCAACTAACATCGAACAAAAAATGGAAATCAAAGACAAAATCGGGGCACTCAAATTGAAAATTAAAGCGCTGAAAAACGAAAAGAAACATTATTTGCTTGATAATTCCAAACACATTTTTGATTATTTCGAACAAAAGAAAAAAGTCAGTAGCGGAAATAACAACCAGAATGTCAATGTTCTCAATTCGTTTTTCAAAATACGCGCCACCAATACTTCGGCGGAAAATCCCAATAGTGAAAAGTATTCTCAATCGAAAAGTCAGTATCATAATTATTGGAAAAACGTCGATGGCCATGTTCTTAATATTCACGATTTTATGATGGGTTCAGATACATGCAGTTATTGTCATCGGGGTGAATTGATTCCGCAAGATGAAGAGGGGATTTTGATTTGTAATAATATGCAATGTGGGAAGTTTGTCATTTATGTGGTGGATAGTGCCAAACCCGCCAACAAAGAACCGCCGAACGAAGTATCCTATACGGCCTATATCCGGTTGAATCATTTCAAAGAGATTTTATCGCAATTCCAGGCAAAAGAAACAACACAAATACCGGAAGAAGTGATTGACGCCATCCGAAATCGCATCAAGAAGGAACGTATTAAGGACATGTCGCTGATTAATTATGATAAAATGCGGGATATATTGCGGAAGTTGGGATTAAACAAATATTTCGAACATATTCAGTATATTAATTCGATTTTTGGTATTAAACCGCCCATTATGAACGAGGAATTGCATGAGACGTTGTGTGTATTGTTTATTGAGATCCAGAAACCGTGGGCGGTGCATTGTCCGGCGAATCGAACCAATTTTTTTAATTATACGTATACTTTGTATCAATTATGTGTGTTGTTGGATCAGACGCAATATTTACCATATATTCCGATGATGAAGGACCGGGAAAAACAATTGGAACAAGATATGATATGGAAAAAAGTGTGCATGGATTTGGATTGGGAGTTTTTCCCGACTGTATAAACACATGTGACGCGTATTATGCATTATTCTTTCATAAATTGTATTATACAACTTATGAAGTTCATTTATTTACGACCTCTACGCTTTTTCGCGGTTCTTCGCTTCTTGAATGGTCGGAATGATACGGATTTTGAACTATATCCACCCGATGATTCAGTTGTTGGTAGTTCTCCTTCTGTTTCTGATCCTTCTGTTGCATCTTCAACTTGTACTGCTGTATTTTCTTCTGCTGGTGCTGCATCTGTTTCATTAATCAAATCTGTAATTACTTTGATCATAGTGGTGTTTTCTTCAGGTCCTTTAGTACTATCAGATACAAGTCTTTTATCATCCGTGACAACAATATTTTTTACTTGTTCACCTGGCTTAGTTACATTTATCTTACCATCAATATATATTTTGTAGTTTTCACCATCACGTTTTTTTTTATATAATGTAATAGTCATCTTTATGTCCTTATCGGCTTCGTATGGTTCTACTGCTACTTCTTCTTGATTTACTACTGCTATTTTTTCTTCTGCTACTTTTCCTGTTTCTGCTCCTGCCATTATTATATACATTATACTACGATTTTATTTTCCAACAAAATATTCTTTTTTGGAATGACGATCATTCGTGGATCACGATCCATGACCGATATCCAAAATAAATAATTGTCCTCCTTTTCACTAAATCCCAGACAAAACTCGATACCCGGGTTTTTGCTAAAATAAAACGGTCGTGAATAAACTAATGGCAAAAACGATTCGGAATCCAATAAAATCAACATATGATAATAATGCCGTGGTTTACATTCTTCGCTAAAATGTACCACGCCTAAAAGACCAGATTCGGTATTTATAAACGTCGTCGACCCTCGTACCCTTTTGAAAAACGCCGGCATCGCAGTTTGTGTCATTATTTCTAAATGATCGTCGACGACTTTCCCGATTTCGAAAGGGCACCATCCATAAATAAATAGATCATTTCCTACAGGTATCCAATTCTTCTCACACCGTATTTCGCGAGGCGATCTAATAACTTTTCCTCCAGTAATCACACAAGACATGGGATCATAATCGGCCACCACCATTTGATTGCACCAAACTGGCGAATAGTTCATAGTAGTACCAATAATCTGCAAACTACCGTTGTTCTCAAACAAACGTAGATCTTCTAGACCTTGCGATGCACGGTTCGCATAAATAGCCAAACCCAATGCTTCAATCATGGTTTCAAAACTTTTCGGCAAAAAGTCGTCGTTCAATTCGGACAATACATTGATGTTCTCAATTTTACGGGACTGATTCTGAAAAATATAATACCCACTATCACTTAAACGGTAATTGATAAACCGTGTATTCAACCATTTTCTCCCAGAAGAATCTTCATGATACGATGCCGACATGGGGTAAAAGACAGTTCCTCTTTCCACTATTTCCGGATATGTATAATAGACAATTTGAGAACATTCTTCCAAAGATTCTGCATAAATATCAGGACAAATTGATAACAAGAGCCGATCGTCATGACCACTATAATACCAATGGGGGGAAAAATGTCCGGCATTTTCGAGCCACGCCCAAAATACGACTTCCCACACTAGTTTTCGATGATTTATCAAAAAGCCTTCCAAGTATTTTGTGTACGCGGAGAACCATTTCTGAATCGATGTTTTATCGCCCAATACAAATGCCCCACAAAACCGCCAAACAATCGAGTCCAGATTGTTTTCATCGAAGCCTTTTTCTTTACATCCTGGAACCAATAATAGGGGGGATGTGAGAACACAGGTGTTCAAAAAACGTAGAAAATCCGATGTTCCATGTTGGCAAAACAAATAAGTAATATTATAATCCAACCACGCAAAATGGGTTGATGACCATGGATTCATATTTGATGCATGATTCAACAATTCGACTTTACAATGTATTTTCCACATATGTTGCCATGAATCTTTCACAGGATGGCGGTTCTCTGGAAGGGTGAGAATATGTTTACAGCGATGAATGATTTGGTGGATTTCGAGTGATCCGGGGTCGACGATTTGCAACGTCACATGAGGATGTCCGGTCATTGCGGAGACATTGGCGATTTGGTCTTGTGAAATATAAATAATGAGGGGAATACCGAGTTCAACCAGTTCACGTAAACGATCAATCGACCATTCGCGACTGGATTCATAGTCCCCTTCCTGGACAAAATAATGGGTCACGTAAGTAATGGGAAAATACATATTATATATTTTCAACCCATTGTGTTTATGTATTTTTTCACAAAATTGAAATACAGTTTCTTATCCCATCTTTTCTATAACAAAACACCAACAATGACGAAAACAATGATCTTTGATACCGAGACATCGGGACTTATCCCGAAAGAGACAAAACATTTAGCCGAGTTTCCCCATATTTTGCAATTGTCATTTATCATTTATAATGACGAGACGCAAAAAATCGAGAAAACATACAATGCCTATATAAATGCGGGACTACCCGTGCCAGAAAAAATAACCGAACTCACAGGAATTACGCAATCCATGTGTGATAGCGGCAAACCGATAATAAATGTATTATACGATTTCTATTATGCTTCGTTGGATTGCAGCCGTTTTGTCGCTCACAACATAAAGTTCGATATACGTATGATAGATATAAGTATTCAGCGTAATATTGACGCGATTAAACAACAATGCATGGGATTATTGTATATGTTTGATACCAGTATTTCAAAAAAAGAACAGTTTTGCACCATGTACCATTGCATCAATGAATGCAATATTATGTGCGAAGCGAAAGATAAAAAAGGAAATACCTATACTTATAAAAAGTTCCCCAAATTGAGCGAAGCCCATTGCCATTATTTTGGTAGTCTTCCAGATGGATTACACAATTCCATGGTAGATTGTTTAGTCTGCCTGCGCATTTATTTGAAACAGCGTTATGGACGAAGTATTTCGGATGATGAGTTTGCAAAATGGATGCACTGAACATATATAGGGTGGTGCCTTTTTTTTGTAGATGGCGTAAAATTGTAGATGGCGTAAAATTGTAGATGGCGTAAAAAAATAAGGGGGAATATAAGAGGATGCAAACACGGAAATATAGGAGAACTGTGAAAAAAGGGGGATGGATAAGTTATTACCACCTAGTATAGTAAAGTTTTTTAGGTTAAAATCAGATAAACCTACCAAAAAACGGCGTAATAAATCAAAACTGCATGTTATTGTAGACGACAGAAGTGTGGAGGAAAAGTTGACCCTGAAGTGATGTTGCGCCAATTTGTAGACCACTATTATTCAGTATTTGGATTAAAACGCGATGAAATGATGGACGAATTGATCAAATATTCAATATTACATCATGAATGGTTAAAACCGTCTATTTATAGAAAATCGAAGGGAGGAACGTATTACTTGTATCAACATTAGTGTATAGATAAATGATATTTCTTCATGCATTTACATGAGGAAATATAAATGAATAGATTAACGGTAGCGGTATTTTCGCGGCTTGCGGTATTTTTTGTTTTTGCGGGAACTTTTATAGCCGCCTATAGCAATTACTTTACTGTATGGTCTTTTTTTACTATTAGGTATAATGATCTGATTTCCAGTTATCATATTTACATTCGCTAAATATTGTGGTGATATTCCTGTAATTTTTGGTCGTGGTTTTATTTTTGGTTCTTCTTTTTCTGCTTGTGGTTTTATTTTTGGTTCTTCTTTTTCTGCTTCTTCTTTTTCTGCTTCTTCTTTTTCTGCTTCTTCTTTTTCTGCTTCTTCTTTTTCTGCTTCTTCTTTTTCTGCTTCTTCTTTTTCTGCTTCTTCTTTTTCTGCTTGTGGTTTTATTTCTGCTTTTTCTTTTTCTGCTTGTCGTTTTATTTCTGCTTCTTCTTGTGCATGTCGTTCTCTTTGTGCGTTGCGTTGTCTATATCCTTGTCGTTGTCTTTCTTCTTCTTCATAATAGCTCATGATGTTTGGAAAAATTGAAATATCCAACTCAAAATTATATTTTGTTTGCAATTTTTGTATATTTGAATCAATAGTTTCATAATAAACATTCATCAAATCTTGAATATTAATTGACCTAGACATTCTATCGCCCAACTCCAAATCAATACGATATAATTCTTTAAACTCAGCGCTATCATAGCATATATCAACAAGCCGTTGCATTTGTCCAAATGAAAAATATGTAGTATTTGTAATATTGTCATCACTAATTCCATATTTTGTTTTTACCCGGTTCAATGTAATGCGAGGATCTCCCTTATCTTTGTTTATTGCTTTATTTATATTTACTTGTTTGTTTGTCTTGATTTCATTATTGTATAAATATAGTATCTGTTTATATGCGTTTACCTTTTCAAGTGTAATACCAAGGTCTCCATCATTTTCTATTTCGGCATCTATGTTGTCAATATTAAGATTGTATGCAATTTCATAGATGTAATTCATAATCAATATTTTATTTACAAACTCATAATATTTGTCTGGCTCTACATGTGTATTTATATTATCATATAATCTCACTAAGTCATTAATAATGAAGTTTTTAACAAATTTTGGAATCAAAAACTTTAAATTTAATATTTCATCGATTACCATATCCTTGACAATATTTTGTTTATATGAGTTATTAATATAATTACGTTTCAAACTTACTATATCTTTGAATATATTTTCGAATATGTTGAAATATTCATAACGTTCTTCGGTTGTCGGTTTATCATTATAGTGTTCACAATCTTCATCCATTTTGCAAAATCGTGTTTTATGTTTTTCTACGTAAAAATGAATATATTTCAAAAAGTTTTCATTCTTTTCGCCGACTATATATGAATCGAAACTATTAAACTCATATGAATCTGGTTCAAATATTTCATTATATGATAGTAATGTGATATTATCTTGTAGTTGGTCATAAAATATAGAACGATTTTTCACTACTAGTTCAAGAAGTTTCATGTAGTCTGGATTATCTATTTCAATAACCCCAATTTCAACCAATTTATATAACAAAACACATAGTGTATATGTACTATACATTTCCCTATATTTTTTTATACTAACTATATCGCCATTTCCTCCATAGATCGCATATCTTTTTGTTTTTCGTCTATTACTACCACTTCGTTTATTACCACCACTTTGTTTAGTATAACGTTTTTTTGTTTTACGTTTTCTAGAACCACCCATCATAGGATTTAAATTGACATCTTTCATTAATCTAGTGATATCTGTGTCATCAATAGTTCCATTCACATCGGTCTTAAATTGTTCAAACATTTCAATACGTTTTATATCTAGGTTAGCATTTGAATCACGTACGACTATCTTTGTAAATACATTATTTAGTTGAGCTATAAAATAGTCTTTGAAAACGGGTGAATCTCGACATTTCATATAGATATGTTTAATAACTGGCATTGCTAATGTAGGTAATCCAGGTGACCCAAACTTACAACAAAATAAACGTCTCGAACTACTAGGATCTGTCATTGTGCGAAATGGAATGGCTTTGCCAAGTTCAATTGTAATATTTTTGTCGATCAAATGATTACAATAAGTACTTAATGATAGTATAAATAATGATTCGTCAAATAATAATTTTTCAGATGATGATTGGTCAAATGATGATTGGTCAAATGATAATTTTTGAAATGTTTGTACTAATTGTTGAGGTGCATTCAATGATGTATTTTTCTTAAGTTTTTTATTATAGTTAATAGTATTTAAAATATCGAGTTTCGTTAAAATACTTTCAAACTCAAATACAATCAAATCATATTTTTCTTTCAATGTGACTATTTTGTTGAAATCTTGTATTATTGTATTCAATTGCGGGACAATACCTTCTAGTTTATCTATAGACAAAGTTGATATGTTCTGAATTACTGGCACTAGTGGATAAACCGCTTTTCGATCCACCTTTGCTGCATCATTGTAGTCACTATCTCGAATACTACTATGTAACTTTATAATGCTTGAAAAAATGGTGTAATATGTTAATAAATTATGGTATTCTGAATCATTCATTACAGTTATGCCGCTTACAATATTATATATGAGCTTAATAATATAATCCACTTTTTGGTTTAATTCTTTCAAAATATCATTGCTGATCTGAGCAATTTTACTTGATAAAATCTCTACATTCGAAGATAATATTGTTGCATTTGATTTCAATACTTCTAATTGTTTTTCTGGTGTAGAATATTTATTGATCAAGTTCTTTGAAATATATATCACAAATCCATTTTCAGTTACATATATTACAATTGGAACACCGTATATAATGGCAGATGTAATTGCAACTCGATCGATCGAAACATATGCATGAACCCCATTTGACATTTCTGAAGTAATATTAAATATTTTTGCAGAACCATCATATTCAAACCTCTGAAAATATACAATATCCATAGCGGCTTTTAATGCATGTGCATGATCTCCGTACTTTTTAGATAATAATTTATAAATACCGTCTTGTGTATATAATTTTTCATACTCTTGCATATCAAAACGGTCTATTATACTTTTGTCCAAACCACTTTTACTAATATGTATAGAAACAGATTTCACAATTTCAGATAAAGTAGTGGCTTTGTCGGAAGTATTTTTATCGACTTTGAATACCGATTTTATTTTATTAGTTCCATATAATACTCCCTTTTCGGTTTTATTTGGATCTAAAATATATAAAGTCGTATTTGATTTTTCAAGTTTTTTTTTCGCTTCAATTGTTGAAGCGCCAGTAGGAATTGGTTCAATATTGGATAACATATGACATTGAAACTTGGTATAAATCATACCTTCCAGAGGATAATCATAGGGTCTATTATCAATATATGGATATATTGGATAGTTTGTGCACATTTCATTTGGATAATCCCAATCATATACGCCCATAAATACGTTAGGATTTCTACCAACATCAGTTCCCATTCCTTGTCGTTCACCCCCGTCAGTAAAACATGTGGTTGTTGGTCCGGGATCAAATTGAGCTTGAGAAGTAATTAAAAAATGTGCATTTGATGGACCATTCCATCTATGAATATCATCCGCAAAGTTACCTAAGCCAGTATCTTTGAAAAAATAAATATCATCATTGATTCCTAGATGTTGTAATAGTTCTTGTATCAACGATCGATCTTTTTGTTCTCTAGATTTTAATAAAATATGACCGACTTCATATCGTTCTGACACCAAAGGGGTATACTTATCACTAGGTTGTATACCATTAGATATAGGTCGACAATAATCGGTTCCTTGTGCAGGAGAAGCTAAACCAGAACCCAAAAATCCTCCGAGTAAATTATTCCACATAAACTTATCCTCGCTTCGTTGTGGATGATCACATGCTGGATTGGGTAAATGACCAACTACAAACTTTTCTGGGTCTAAGCCGGATATAGTATGATGATCATGCCATCCATCTATTTTAGCAATTTCACAACCGGTTTTACCATCGAATCTAGGCGGGGCACTTGTTTGAGCATTTTGTGGGGGTGGCGGCGGTAGATTATTTTTTACATCTGGTGGCGGCGGTAGATTATTTTTTACATCTGGTGGTGAAGGTGGTCCATTCATTATTTGTATTATAATGACATAATAATATCGCAAAGATTACTAAATAATCGTTTGGTAAGTGAATAATGCTATTTTTGCAAATAGTATTATACGGTACACTTAATGTTTACGGGAATAACGTCTTTTTTTGATGTGCTTTTTGGCTTTTTTGGTTCTGCGCTTTTTGGCACCTCCTTTATTCATAAATGCAGGTGGATTGCTTGGATCGATAATTTCTTTGAGCTTTATATTAAGATCTTCCATTATGGATACATATTCAATATTATCCGTTAATTGTCCTACATCGGTTTCAATAGATTTAATGTTTTTTTTCACAATATTTACATCTTTTGGAACTTTTAGTGATTCAATATCTAAATTGAATACTAATTCAGATTCATCAGTATCAAGTGTTTTACCTATACTTTGAATCATATTATCTTCAAGTTCATCACGGTCATCTTCTGAATTACGCTCACGGCTACGCTGACGGCTACGCTGACGATGATTTTCGTTACCACGTGTTTCATCAAGTTCTTGACGAACACGTTCTTGACGAACACGTTCTTGACGACCACGTTTTTCTATCTTGCCAGAATAAACTATTTTCAATATCTTTAAACATAATACATTTATATTGTATATAATCACTGCTTGTACATTATCTGGAAATCTTGCAACCTCATTCACTGCGCGAATGACACTATTTTCGGCATATATCAATCCTTTTGTTAACGATAATTTGGCTTTATCGGAGAATAATGCAGCTCCCAGTTTATCCTTAATTATATGATGTGCATTCTCACATAACAAGAAATATGCGGTTTTTAAAAAGGTATATCCAAACTTGATTTGTTTACGGATCGCATCATATATCTCGCCAAAATTAGTCAACATATCCATAAAAATATCAGGTTCTTCATTAATATCAATTGTCATATCGTTTCCCAATAATTCCGTCTTAACAGCTTCATTCATTGATATATTTATTTCATCTATGTTTTCGGGTAGTATCATCGTTACTTCCGGTTTTTCAATCAACTTGCCATCATTTCTGGTTGGATCTAAAATTTTCTCATCTGCAATCATTGCTCCAACAACTTGCTTATAGAAACTACCGCAGTATGTCAATGTATTATATATAAATACTTTTGCAACACCAATTGCACCAGAAGCAATGGTATGTATATTCAGACAAACGGTTTTAATAAAATTACTAATGATTTGCACCGCAAACGTTCCTAGTGTTTTTACAATGAGAACCAATGATTTTAACATGAAAGTAAATATTACGCTTAACAGATTTATAATTGGCAACACAATCGTACCAAATACTAATTTCAATGCGTTCATACAAACCTTTGTCACCAATTCAATATCTGGCGACATAATGGCAATTGATGCCGACGCGGCGATCAAAAACATATAATTAAATATTTTTTGGAAATCTGCTGGACAATCTGCACCACCACTTTGAGAACCGCCTCGTCTTAGATTTAGTTCTTCTAGTTTTTCATTTAATAATTCAATTTCATCTTTCAATTGATCATATGCGGCTTTTTGAGAATCGATTGTACTGCAATATACAGCCAATAATGAAGATTCTTTTCCCAGTGTTTGAAAACTGTCTGCATCATTTCCTGTTATTTTTTCAATGATTCTCAATGTATCCGGTGAATTATATTTTATGTGTTCATAATGTTCCCAACATTCATCTGGTACAGCTTTTCCTTGTGATCTAGTAGGCATATCACTATACAATACCCCCAGATATTTTTCTATGACGAACACATTTCACAGATTTCCTCCGATTGTTCGCCTAAATCTTTTTTCTCCGGTTCGATCGTGAATTGTTGTGCTTGATGGCGACCTCGGCGACGTAAATAATAGATTCCCGTCTTCAATCCTTTCGACCATGCATAGAAATGCATCGAAGTCAATGTCGAATAATTTGGATCTTCTACCCACAAGTTCAAACTCTGGCTCTGGCAAATATATGCCCCGCGATCCGCCGCCATATCAATGACTGCACGCATGGGTATTTCCCAAACCGTCTTGTATTTTTCTTTGATATCCTGTGGAATCGCTTCAATATGTTGAATGGATCCGTGATTGGCTACCATACTGTTTTTGATTTTCTCATTCCATAAATCCAAGCGGATCAAATCGTTCATCAAATATTTATTCGCCATGATAAACTCTCCGGCAATGGTTCGGCGACTGTAAATATTACTGGTAATCGGTTCAATACATTCATTGTATCCCAGGATTTGCGATGTTGACGCGGTTGGCATAGGTGCCAACAACAATGAGTTGCGAATACCATATGTCATTATATCGGATTTCAAGGTCGTCCAATCATACCGATCTGCTAAAGGTTGTTTTCCCCATAAATCGAATTGGAGTTGCCCTTTCGATGCCGGGGATCCGACAAATGTTTCATAAGGTCCGTCGATTTTGGCAATCGCACACGATTCGGTTAATGCCGCGTTATAAATGGTTTCGAAAATCATTTTATTCACCAGTTTGGCTTCATCACTGGCAAAAGGAATGTCCATCATCATAAAGACATCACTGAGACCTTGGACGCCTAAACCAATGGGGCGATGACGTTTATTGCTTCTCTCGGTTTTTGGTGTTGGATAATAATTAATATCAATGACCCGATTTAAATTGTAAGTGATTGTGCGTGTGACATCGTGAAGTTTCTCGTAATCATAGGTTTTGGTAGTAGTATTATAAAATGCCGGAAGAGCAATACTGGCTAAATTACATACGGCGGATTCAGTTGCATCAGAGTACTGATATATTTCTGCACAAAGGTTGCTCGACTTTATGGTGCCAACGTTCTGTTGATTTGATTTTTTATTCGCTGCATCTTTATAACATAGGTATGGTGTACCGGTTTCCATCTGGGCATCCAATACTTGAAACCATAAATCACGTGCCTTTACAGTTTTGCGACATTTTCGGGTTGTTTCATATTCAATATAAAGTTTATCAAAATCGTCGCCGTATACATCGGCTAGACCCGGACATTCGTCTGGGCACATGAGTGTCCACATTCCGTCTTCCTTAACGCGTTTCATGAATAAATCCGGAATCCATAGCGCATAAAAGAGATCTCGGGCTTTCAATTCTTCATCGCCGTGGTTTTTACGCATTTGTAGGAACAATTCAATGTCCGCATGCCATGGTTCCAAATAGATCGCGAATGATCCGTTGCGCTTCCCACCACCATTATGTACTAAACCATTATGCAATAAATAATTATGTTCTTTTTCCATTTGAAGATCATACAAAATACCCGTATATTTATTTGTTTTTATATTTTGCACACGAGTTAACAATAAGTCATTATGACGCATAAACTTGAAAAATTGCTTATCGTTATATTCAATATTCATCAATTCGCAAATAGTAGCAGTTTTTGGTACCCGTAAACAATAACTTATTTTTTTATTTTCTATAGTTCCTTTCGCAGATATATGTGATTCTCCCACGCGGTCTCTAATATATCCGCTTGTTAATACACCCAATCTCATACATAAAAATCGCAAAGATTCAATTAAATTATATGATGTGCTGTCAAATACAAGTTCGTTTTTATTACATCCATCTGTATCAAGAAGTCCCTTCAATATGTATTTTGATTTTTCGATAGGCAAGTTTAACCATTTTGATTGAACACGTTTTTCTTTATTTTCATCATAAAAATCATTATATCTAAATGGTAAATGAACACATCTATTCCATCGAATACGAGTTATGTTATTTTCAACAATAACATGATAATTTACACATTTATCATTGAAATAATCTATTGCGAAATCTGTAATATGTTTTTTATTTGTAGTGTGTAAAGAAATATATCCACTTGTGTCAGTTGTATTTGACATAGATCCATCTCCTAAAATAACACCGTACATATAACAATCATCTGATGAAATTGTCGATATGTCCTTTGATACATTTGGTATAGGATAAACAATCATGTCGTCTAATCCAATTTCATTTGCATCGATCCATTCAAAATCACATATTTTTTTTTCTAAACGATTTTTAATAACATTATAATTTAGACCTTTTTTCTGGTCGCGCAAAACGTATATCGGGTGTTGAGGCGTAATAGTTAATGGGTGTATAGAATGCATTGTTTCAATTTCTAATATATCCCCATCATATTGATGTTCAAGCACATTTTGAATAACTTCAGATTCACCTTTTAAATTGTATATTTCGGTTTCACCCACTTCGCAATGCTGGATCTGCTTTGGTCCATGTGTTGTATAAATAATTGTTTCCGGAAGCACGCATTGGTCAACGTATTTTGCGGTGTTGTTAAAGACACGTAACATGGGTGCAATACCATTTGATGATCCATTGGTTCCACGTATATGACTACCCGATGCGCGAATATTGTGAATATGTAGACCAATACCACCCGCCCATTTCGATATCAATGCACACTCTTTCAATGTATTATAAATACCTTCGATACTATCGTTTTCCATCGCCAATAAATAACACGACGATAATTGCTGATGTGGTGTTCCGGCATTAAAAAGAGTAGGAGTGGCATGTGTGAAATATTTCTGCGACATCAAATCGTAGGTTTTCTTTATATGATCCATGGCAAAGGGCAGACCGTGTTCAACCGCACTGCCACAATGAATACCGACGGCAACACGTAACCACATATGTTGCGGTCTTTCTACGGTGACTCGATCGATTTTTATCAAATACGCGCGATCTAATGTTTTGAATCCAAAATATTCAATCAAGTAATCTCGTGAATAATCACACATGGCATCCAATTCGTCACCATTGGCCAAGACGAAGTCATAAAGTTCTTTTGAAACAAGTGGTGATTGTTTTCCATGTTTATCCAAATAATTGTAGAGTGATTTCATGACGGAAGAAAAAGATTCCGTAGTGTTTTTATGATGATTCGAGACAACAATTCGCCCCGCCAAAATATTATAGTCATGATGCGTGGATGCTAACGAAGCACATTGTTCGGCACTCAATTCATCAATCTTGGTAGTCGAAATACCGTCATATAATTGATCAATGACTTTCATGACTAATGTCGTATAATTGATGCGAATATTGGCTTCTTGTCCTAATTTTTTAATACGCTGCAGGATTTTATCAAAGGCGACAATCTCGCGCTCGCCTGATCGTTTGGTAACGTACATTTCTTCGACATTCTCCATTGTTATACAAAATAATGGAGAATAATGTTTATGTGATTTAAGAGTATTTATATTTTATGCAGAACGATACAATCGCATGATCGCAGTGTCCACGTCATCACAGTGCGACCATGAAAACCCATCGTATACATAAGGCATGGTATATTCCTGAGACACCGGATTGGTGGCCACCAAGATTTCGTGATTGGTCGATCCAATTCGACCATTTTCGTCCGCATTCTCGTAATCCAACATCTGATCATATTCATAATGACCGTAACAACATTCACTATCATATGCTTTCTCTGTTTCTCCCGACAAAATACACCGGGTAGTTCCACAAACATAATCGGTTAATGCATCCTCCGGCCAATCCCAACTAGTCGTCTGGGTCGCAATCATATAGGCTTGCAACAATCGTTCTTGGGTCGGATGCACGGGCCAAAACGACGGGTCCGACGCCGATGAACTGTCGCTATGCGCCCCCACCACAATTTTATGCGCATCTCCGTCGCAAATGAAATTGCGAATACTCATCCAATCCACACCATCTACAAAATACCCTTGACCCCCCATCTTGTCCTTCAGGGTTTCTACAAAATCCGCGTCATTTTTTGTAGTATTATTGCAGACATAAGGGCACGAAATCGCATTCGGAGATCCATCAAAGGCGTCATTTTCGCAACCAATACTAGGTTCTAGGAACTGCGAGCGATACAAATCTTTCATATAGAAACTCCACATATGACACAATCGTAATTGGGTTGACAACTGGGACCCAATATCATCCAAGACATCGCATCCAAAAGTTCCTCCCAATGCCGAATGAATGGGGGCATGCGACCCTTTTTGGATTTCGTCCAAGAAATCAATCAGTGTGGAAGATGATCCAAATAATGTATAATAATCACTGCAACTAGGTAGCGCCGATTCCGACGATGCAAATCGGGTAATGTATGGCGACGGATTCATATTCCACGGGGATCGCAAGAGTCCATATCCATTAACAATCGATGAAAATCGGGTATTGACATCCGTTTTTGCCTTTTTCCAACGACCATTTTGTATTGTTCCCGCCGACAACAAATCATTTTTATAGGTAAATCCCCAAGTTGCATCCACTGGTTCCACTAACGAACCAAACGTCTTTTTCGAAAACATAATACTGTTGTAAATGGAAGTATTGGACGCCGATTCTTGAGTAAACTCCCAATAGGGAAGTGAAACCGATGGATTCACGCTTTGCAACGATTTTTCAAACATGGACGACATTTTAATGTGTTGCGTAACAAATCCCAATCCTTCGTGAATATGGTCAGCAACGCGTCCTCCCGCATTGAAATGATGGGCTTCTGCGAAATAAGTCACCGAATGAAAATCAGAACCGTAGATGAGTTGTCCTTCTTCTTCGTCCGTAGACCACAATGTATACATGGCATCCATCGTTTGTTCTAAATCATCCGAACTAAGTGAGGCAATCTCTCGCCGAACATACATACAAATTGCCGAACCAAAATAAGTATTATCTACTTCGAGACGAAATGTATCATAAGGATCACATGCGAAACTCACTACACTATTGAGACTAGGTCCCAATTTCCCGGTTTGACAATTATTGTCGGCATCCGAACAAACCACATATTCATAAGTATGATACATATCTTGGTTGTCGATGTAAAGTGTCATATTGGCATAGGGTTCAACAATAGCCCCATAATCGGACAAGAATGTATAGGATAATTGGGTTTGGCTTTTGAAATGATCGAGAACAGGATACCCTTGGCGTTTTAATGTGAACGAAATAGGATCTGTTGCCGAAAATCCAAGAGTGTTTTGTAACATAGTTCCATATTCTTTCACTGACAGTACTAGCCCCACACATAAGAGCGCAAACATTCCCGAAACTGTCACTGAAAACAGGGTGGGGTAGGTAAATTGTTCTTTATCATCAACTTTCTTATTATCAATATCGTACATCTTCGCATTTGTATAGATAGATCCATAATTGGTGTTTGTCATATTATTTATGTAATTAGAGAAAAAATATTATATGGTTTTGGCAATCAATTTTCACCATCCAGCTTAGATAACATCCCCATTTTCATCCAATTTGATCAACATAATGGGTTTTTCCACTTTTTTCTTGGGAACGCGGTGTTCATAGCCTTCAACGCGTTCTTTTAAAATCGTCTGCCATACGCGGACGAACTGTGGAACCGCAGCAGCAAACCATGTTCGATTGCGTTTGACTACTATACACGAGATTTCATCCAAATACCAATAATGTGTTTTGTATAATACATATTTTTGACTCTTTTCATCTACGATTTGTTGGGTCCAGGCAGCAATCGATGATCGATCAATGGATAGGGATAACGGCATATAGACATAATGCGGGGCGGCATTTGCATTAGTGGCTGCAATGTCCACAAAATGCAATATGATTCCCCTATATTGACTCGTTGTATCATGATATATATCATCGGCGGATTCATATTCTTTAATACGCGTCTCTATAAAATCACAATAATCCAAATCACAGACTTCCAATTGTAGTTGCATTTGGATCCAATATTCATCTTTAGGAATACCGGTTATATCGCGATTGACAATGTTTTTGATTTCGACCATATGTCCATATCGTTCGTGATTTGGGTCGACCACGATTCCATCCGGAGAAGCGCCAATAAACGGATAATCACGATGAGGGATACAGCCGAAATCCGTTTCAACAGTTGTATGATACATGTGTTCATAAATAGCCGCTGTAACCGCCTCGTATTTCACTCCCCAATGCAATGGACTTTCGACGTTCACATAATCTGACGAATACATGACGAGGGGTTTGCATTTTTCACAAATTAAACTATTGATTTGCGCAGGACTTCCTAAAGCTTTTGAAATACTACTAGCCGTCATCATATTATACCGAGCTTCATACCATTCTTTGGATCGCTGTTGTTGTTTAGGCGCGGCAGAGATTTGCGCAATTTTATTTGCGATGACTTCGCGATTCGGTGACTCAAACTCAATAAATGGTTGCTGTCTAGGTGGCATTCCGCTATATTCTTTCCAATATTTCGCAAACATGGTCTGTACCATTTCATAGAGTTGATTATATGAATCGTCACTCTCCACATTCCCTTCATTCATTGCTTCGTTTCCATCTAGACCAGTCGATTCCAGCAAAGCACAAATGTCGTGAACAAGGGTTTCCGGAAAACTCATGGAACTCAATGCGACGACTAAATGTTCATCCATGTATTCGTCCATCAATTCCAATACGGTTTCTTCCAATTCTTCATATTCTTCAGCATTTAGCCAAGAATCCCGCATTGTTTATATGGTGTATTTAGACGTTTTATAATTACTATAAACACAGACATTGACGAAAACTTTCAACTTTATGCCCAATCCATTTTAATAATCGTTGGATTCTTATAATATTGTGTTCCTATAATATAAGTATTATGCCAACATCCAATGTTAAACAAAACGGTTATTTTAATTGGAAAGGACAAACCTTTGGCCAAATAACTGCTTCTTTAAAGAAAAATCAAAACACAATTACTGATAAACACAATATTTTCCGAGCAGGTCCACTACCATTGTATCGTAAAGAAATTGCATCGATGGATGCACCCACGGGTAATCCACGTGTTTCGGCATCCGTAGATGAGTTTAATCGCCCAAATGGATATATCATCCGTGAATCCGATACATGTTGCGGGGATCATCATACCGTGGATATGACAATTCCTAGTAGTAACTATGAAACTGGCTGCGCAGTTGAATTATCCGGTTATGCCGATATTTGTTTTTCACAAGCAAATAATGCCAAACGACGTTTACGTGGTAGTGGAGTCATAAAAAAAAACAATCAAGGTAATTTGACAGATGAAGGTATTTTGCAATTTTTATACAATGGGTCATATATTTTTAATGGAAAAACGTTTGCAATTGATGTCGGCGAAACTATTTGTACTTTAGCTGGTGTTATTACATACCAGGGAACAACAGATGGTCAAAGTATTTACATATGGATTCCTAAATATTCCTATCTAGCTAAAACCCTCATTGTTGGTGGTGGGGGAGGTGGTGGATACGATGTAGGTGGTGGTGGTGGTGCCGGCGGCGTGATTTATAACGAACATTTTGATATTCTCTCTGGATACGAATATACAATTGTAGTTGGTGCAGGTGGATTAGGAGCCGCATCCATAATCGAGTCAAATGGTTTCAATTCATCGATTAATAATATCATTGCATATGGAGGTGGAAGTGAAAATACAACAACTACAAATGTTGGTTCAGCAGGTGGAACTTTACTTGATATTGCAAATACTACTGGAAATACCACAGATAATACAGATCAAGGAAATGATGGTGCAACAGGTGATAATTGGAAAGCTGGCGGTGGCGGTGGCGGTGCAGGTGGCATGGGAACAACTGGCGAAAATGATGGATATAAAGGAACTGGTGGAAATGGTGGCCCAGGTGTATCTTATTCAATTTCTGGAACATCCACATTATATGCGGCAGGTGGCGCAGGTGGAGCAGGTGGCGCCGCACAAAATGATGGTGACGGTGGAACCAGTGACGGTGGGGGAAATGGTGGAGGATTTTTATCATATACCTATACCTATAGTGCTGGTTCCAATGCCACCACTTACGGTAGTGGCGGAGGCGGTGGTGGTTTTAATAAAGCCGGTGGAAACGGTGGAAACGGTATTGTGATTTTTACAGTGACATATAGTGTTGTAAGTGCACGCAAAGCTAATTATTATACATCCAATGCGCAACTTCTAAAAGAACGCAACAAAACCTACCAACAAAATCAATACAAATACGACAAAAGTACATTTATAGTCAGTGATGTTCATATTGACGCTCCTACTAAAAAACTAAACAATAACCGGTTTTATCAACAAGGTGCCGCATGTGCCAGTGATTTAGTAGCCCGTAAAAAATACGAGGAAATTAATAATGCCGCATCAAATACAAAAGATGCATTTGGTCCAGAAACTGCAGATGCATTGGCATATGGTATTTCCGACCAAGTCTATACCAAAAAGGATAAAGTCGGATTTCCGTCAACATTAACGCCGGTGATTTCTAAATACACAGGTGAAATACAAGCTAAATGTGTAAGAGCTATACGCCGTGGTTAAAATATTTATATATGTATTTTTGATAAATACATATATGACCCATCCTAATTCGATTCTTTATTTTTCTCACTAATACGTTTAGGAGTAAGTGATTTCAACGTGCTCACCCGTTTAGGATCCATAATACGTAATGTATAATTGTTAGTTGCAGTATTATACAGTAATGCCGGAATACTTGTAATCGTTTGATTCTCCTTATCATATACTACGTCCTTGGTTTTTTGGAACTTGCCTTTTTCCAAAGCGTCTATGAAAAACCGTTTGAGTTGGACAACATCTTTCCCTTGTTCAACTGCATACTTTTCCGCATACGCATGAAGTTTCTGGATTTTCATGGTTTTATCTAATTTATTCCAAGAATCTACTTTGTTTTTCTGTTTCTCAGTTTCCAAAAAACTATCGACATTGGTGGTGGTTTCGGCAACATCGTTTGGTACAACGCGATTTAACATAGTTTAATATTCTTGTCTTTATGTTATATAGGCTATTAGTATTTATCTCCTTTTTAATTTATTATATTGTATTATGGACACTACTACAACCAAAATTATTAAAATACCTGAAAATGATCGAAAACCCATTATACAAACCAATAAAAATAAACGAGTAGTTACCCAATCCAAGGGATGGACATTTAACGAAACCGATTATCAAAATGAAAAACAATTGGACTATTTGAGAACCTTGATCACTGAAACCCATCCAAATCAACAACAAAAGTTCATCTTGCAACAAATTAACAATAAACTTTCCGGCTACAAATCCCAAGATATACACAAAAAATTATATCATGAAAAGGCTTTTATAAAAATTAATACTGTGATCCAATTATTGATCGAATCATGTTTGCATTGTTTTTATTGTAAAAATGATATCAAGGTTCTCTATGAGGTCGTTCGAGAGACTGATCAATGGACATTAGATCGTATTGACAATTCAATGGGACATAATACAGGAAATGTTTTTATTGCGTGTTTGTCGTGTAATTTGAGACGCAAAACGATGTATCACGAACGCTATGTTTTCACCAAAACATGCACGAATGTTGTCAAGTTAGGACAACAAGAAACTTCGGATAAAGATTGTGCGTAAAAACAATATAGAATGTTTATGGATACATTTCATAGAAAACATGTATACTCATCATCGCCCTATTATTGAAAAATTGGATTATTTTTATCATACCCAAAAAATACCTAATATTATTATTCACGGTTCGTCGGGTACTGGCAAACGCACACTTGTCTACGATTTCATCAATAAGATATATAATCACGACAAACAGAAAATCAAAATGAATGTCATGACCGTCAATTGCGCTCATGGGAAAGGTATCAAGTTTATAAGGGAAGATCTCAAGTTTTTCGCAAAAACCAACGTCCAATCAAACAGTGGAATATTATTCAAATCGATCATCTTATTAAATGCCGATTTTTTGACCATTGATGCTCAATCCGCGTTACGACGATGCATCGAATTGTTCAGCCATAATACACGGTTTTTTATAATTGTTGAGAACAAGAACAAACTATTGAACCCCATTCTGTCGCGATTTTGCGAAATCTATGTGCCAGAATTGGTCGAAAATGGCAAAGTCGTGAATTTACATAGGGCTAAACTAGATCAAAAATATCCGATGAAACAACGGCTATATGAATGGTTGCGTAGTACAGAAATCATCCCCGACTCTAGTTACAAAACTCAAAAGGAAGGGGCAGAGGCTTCGCAAAATACATCATCCAGAATAAAGGAAGGGGTAGAGGCTTCGAAAAATACATCATCCAGAATAAAGGAAGGGGTAGAGGCTTCGAAAAATACATCATCCAGAATAAAGGAATGGGTCGTAGGGGCAGAGGCTTCGCTGAGAACCTTGGTTTCCCTACCGGTTTCCCTACCATTACAAGATTTAGCCGCCAAATCTTATGAAGAAGGTCTTTCATGTCTAGATATTATCCAGTGGCTCGACCAATGTCCTTTAGACGAATCGCGCAAAACCCAAATCAAAATGGAGTTTCATAAACTCCGCGGGGAGTTCCGTTGTGAAAAAATGTTGATGTTTATTCTATTATACAAAATCCGCAATTCGTAAATCAATTTCGTTCAAAACCATCTAAAAAACTGGTAAGCAATAGTATAATACTTATTATGGACGATTTTGTCTTATCCAATTTACAAGAATCACGGAACGAATGGTGTTCTCGATTAGTCAGTATATTTACCCCCTTGGTATTGGAAGGGATAAAATCCATTTACAACGAGGCCTGGAAAATGTGTGTCGACAATGATGAAGTCGGTAAATATTTGATGACTTTCCAAAACTTATTGTCGCGTATTCCAAAATGGAACTCAGTGATTGTCGAAGAAGAACGCAAACGAATTATTGAACGCAGTGGATGCAATTATTTAGAGGATTTGATTACATGCGTGCATATTATACAATTGAAGGTTCTCACATCCATTCGTGTTGGAAACAAACAGAAAAAGATTGATATTGCCATTCCTAAATTGGATCATTTTATCCATCGAGTATACATTCAAGTAGCACGCAAAGTATACATGAATGTGTATTTGTTTGAAAAGAACTTGTCGCCATTAATCGTACAAAAGAACAACCGTGAACTGGAATTGATCATACAAGAATGTATTTTAATGACCATTCGCGAAAGTATTCCAACCGAGGCGATTATTCGGGCGTATATGGATGAGAGTGTGGAACAAGAAGAAGAAGTGATTATAGAGACATTGAATGAACCCGTTGTGAATCAGGGAACATCAGGGGAAGGATCCGCGCCATCCACAACTGGTTCTGAATCATCAAATACTTCATCGGCGGATATTCAAAAGGAATTGGATCAAATCTTGGAAAAATCCAAAGAAGCGCCCCCACCTGAACAAGTACCGGCTATTCAAAATATCGACAACAATCCAGTTATCACCAAACTTTCTTTTAATGACTATGATTCCGTCATGAATATGGATTCCAACAAAGTCGACAATGTGAACGCACCTAAGACAATTGAACGTTTAGAACAAATCAGTACCGACCGGGCAATTCAGCGTCGTTTGGAAGAAGAATCTGATGATTCCGACGATGAGAAAATACAAATCCATATGGACCCTATTGATTTAACTGGATTTGATGTGCTCGATTTGGAACCATCATCATCGAAACTGAATGACGACTTTATTGATTTAGGCATTGAAGAGTTGTAGGAAACGCGTATAAAAGAGTGTAATATAGTGCATCCTTAGATTATAATGGACAATTCCTTTTTTATTGCGATTTTTACGACAATTTTATTTTGTATTTCCAAGTTTGTGGAAATGAAATATTTAGACGATGAACCCAAACCATTGAAAACAATTATGCGCGATGCGGCAGCGGTATTTATCAGTAGTTTGACTGCATCTTATGTGTATTTTAATTTCAATCATGTCATTCACGACTTTTTCAATGTAGTCACGGATACTACCACGCTCAATAGTGCAACTACACAAATATTCACCGACACACCTAGTTTTTAGACGTGGATGAAGTCCGCCTAGATAAACCCTTTGGTCGAAACATCTTTGCGCATGATAATCGCTAGTAAAATATTGGTATTATATATAGTATAATACAAATGTCATCACGAACCAAAATTGTGATTGATGATACTCCATTGACGCCAAAAAATGCGGCCTATGTCGATATTTTGGAGCAATTGGCGACCATCATGGCAAAACGGGGCGACAATATCCGTTCCCGTGTATACAAAAAAGCCCAAGAAACGATTCTGGCAATGACTGATGATATATATAGTCCAGATCAACTGAAAGGTCAGTTGGGGATCGGATCCACGATTTTGGAAAAATTGGACACATTCGATAAAACAGGCACATTGCCTATTATTGAACAAGAACGTGGGAAACCTGAGAACATTTTGAGTGATGTGTATGGTATTGGTCCAAAAAAAGCGGTTGAATTGGTGAAATTGGGTATCACATCGATTGCTCAATTACGAGAACGCCAAGACGAAGTTCTCAACAAAGTCCAAAAAGCTGGTCTGAAATATTACGAAGATATTATGGAACGTATTCCACGGTCTGAAATTGATGAATATGTGGGTGTTTTCCAAAAAACATTTGATTCCGTTTCAGAAAGTGGCGACCGTTATGAAATCGTGGGGAGTTATCGCCGCGGCGCAGCCGCTTCGGGGGATATTGATGTTATTCTTACATCGACAAGACCCGCATTTTTCGATAACTGGATCGATGCTCTTTTGGCCACCGGTGTCATCGTGGAAGTATTATCCCGTGGTAAAACCAAATGTTTAGTCATTACGAAAATGGGTAAAGCACGCCGGGTTGATTTTTTGTATACCAGCCCCGAAGAATATCCGTTTGCAGTCTTGTATTTTACGGGTAGTAAAGGATTTAACGCAGCCATGCGCGGCCATGCACTCAAAATGGGTTGGTCATTGAATGAACATGGATTTTCCAAGGTGGTGGATAAGAAAAAAGAGGAAAAAGTTCTCCTAAATATTGTAGATGAACGGGGTATATTTGATGTTCTCAAATTAGAATACAAAGAGCCATCTGAAAGAATCGATGGTCGATCAGTAGTATCGTTAGTCGATATGCCTAAATTGGAAAAAGTATACCGATCCCGGAAAACTTTGAAAAACAAAAAGGGGGAAAAGGGGGTTTTTGATGAAGAAGTTCTCACTATTCCTAAAGAACCGACGATTGCAAAAGAGGATTTTGATTTTATTGAACCATTGATCGAAACTGTTCCTGAACAACTTATGATAGAACATTTGATTGAACCTGTTGTTGAACCTGTGGTTGAAACTGTTGTTGAACCTGTGGTTGAAACTGTTGTTGAACCTGTGGTTGAAACTGTTGTTGAACCTGTTGTAGAAGAAGTTCCTAAAGAACCCGAAACAAAAAAGAAACGAGAACCAAAAACAGAGGACAATATTACTAAACTACTTTCCCGAAATATGATTTCTCAAGAATGTGGTGATTCAGTCAAAAATGGATTGTTGAAACTAAAAAATGAGAACTTGAAACCTAAAAAACCAAAAGGGGAGAAGAAACCTCGAATTAAAATTGGAAAAACATTGAAAGTGGAAAGTGCTATTCCTAAAAGTTCTCCAAAGGAATCTGACAAAAAGGAATCTGACAAAAAGGTATCGCCAAAGATATCTGACAAAATCCCCCCAAAAACCAAAAAGATCCGAAAACCAAATGCCACCGGGAAAAACAAAACCCAAAAGAATATAGAAATTGTCCAAGAAATGAATACAAAGATGACTCCTGAACAAACCGAACATGCAAAAACACATATCAAATCTTTCCAAGAAAACGGCATTTCAGTATTGGACCAACTCACCCTTAATGATTTAACTGCAATCCTCGTGCTAGCCAATGATACATACTATAATAAAAAGACTCCTCTCATGTCCGACAATGAATACGATATTATCAAAGAATATGTAGATCGCAAATACCCAGCCAATACTATCACCGAACAAATCGGCGCTCCAGTGCAAAAAAACAAAGTCGAACTTCCCTATAATATGCCATCCATGGACAAAATCAAACCCGATACCAGTATATTGACTTCATGGTCTGCCAAATACAAAGGACCTTATGTCATTTCCCGCAAATTAGATGGTGTCAGTGGTATGTATATTTCCGAACCTGAACCCAAATTGTACACTCGCGGTGACGGAAAAGTCGGACAAGATATTAGTCATTTGATTAAACATTTGAAATTACCAAAAGCCACTGGTTTAGTGGTCCGCGGAGAGTTCATCATACCACGTGAAGTATTTAAAACCAAATATGCCGACAAGTTTGCCAATGCTCGTAATATGGTATCCGGAATGATCAATTCCAAAACCGTCGACGATTCGATTCGCGATTTGCATTTCGTAACCTATGAGGTGATTGCCCCTCAATTGGACCCAAGTAAACAATTGGCGGCTCTGGAAAAATCCGGTCACGAAGTTGTAAAACATGAAGTGGTGGAAACCGTTTCCAATGATATGTTATCCGAAATATTACTTGATTGGCGAGCCAACAGCGAATACGAAATTGATGGTATTATAGTAACCGATGATCATGTTCATCCCCGTGTGGAAGGTAATCCCGATCACGCATTTGCTTTCAAAATGGTATTGTCCGATCAAATGGCGGAAGCCAAAGTGGTGGATGTCGAATGGTCGCCTAGTAAAGATGGGTACTTGAAACCCCGGGTGCGTATTGAACCTATTGCATTGGGTGGTGTGACGATTGAATATGCGACCGGATTCAATGGTAAGTTCATCAAAGACAACAAGATTGGTATTGGTGCATTGATCAAACTTATTCGCAGTGGAGATGTTATACCACATATTATGTCGGTTTCTATGCCTGCGGACGAAGCCAAAATGCCCAAAGAAGAATATAGTTGGACGGAATCAGGTGTCGATATTGTATTGACCAATGTGGGCGATAATGCAGTAGTACGGGAGAAAAATATCACCATGTTTTTCAAGACTCTAGAAGTCGACGGTCTCGGCGAAGGTAATGTCAAGAAGTTGATCAAGACCGGTTTTGATAGTGTTGCCAAGATTATCGCCATGTCGAAAGGCGATTTCGAGACTGTTGAAGGATTCAAGGAAAAAACTGCAGAGAAGTTGTCGGTGGGTATTAAAGAGAAAGTTGCCAAGGCATCGCTCATTGAAATTATGGTGGCATCCAATACATTGGGACGCGGTGTATCGACAAAAAACTTGGAACTGATCATGGAAGCTTATCCACAAATCTTTCAATCGGGAGAATCGATGGAAGAAAAAGTCAAAATGTTGGTATCGATCAAAGGAGTCGGCGAGAAAAACGCCAAAGCATTTGTGCAAAACATGGGAACATTCTTGGATTTTTTAAGAGAATGTGGATTAGAAGGAAAACTGAATGCATCAGTCGTTCCCAAGAACGTGTCCGTCCCAGTAGAAAATGTCGATACAACCAATCCATTGTATGGTAAAACGATTGTCATGACAAAAGTCCGCGACAAGTCCATTATTGACCATTTAGCAAAAGTGGGAGCCAAGTTGGGCGATTCCATGAAAAAAGATACGTTTGTATTGATTGTCAAATCTCATGAAGATAAATCGAATAAAACTGAATATGCTTTAAAAAACGGAATACCGATTATGACACCGGAAGAGTTTGTAAAAAAATATTTGATAAGTATATAGGATGACAACCTATTATTATCCTCCGCAAGATTTGACAGCAGATTCTTCTACGTTAAGTGGTAATGTATATGGTAATGGTTTATATGATGTAAGTTACAGTGGATATAGAGACGTTGATGGAAATAATACACCATTTAAAATATTCAGTGATCAACACTCTTTAGATGATTATTGGTATTCGTTCGATTCTATTGCCGTACATCAAATGGGCAATTACAATAATTCTAACCCTCCTTGGTATATCCAAGACTACGATGGCACTGCGTCTACAACCGTAGACAATAATGGTATACTAACAGTATATAATGGAGATTGGATACAACTTCAATTACCGTATCCAATCCAAATTACTTCTTACAAAATAGGAGGTATTAATAATGGCGAAACAATACGAAATCCAGCTGGTTTTGTATTAGCTGGTTCCAATAATGGAACAACTTGGTATTTAGTGGATATTCAAACAAATGTAACATGGGACACATCTATACCAAATACATATTCATTATCGAATACGACATTGTATGAATACTTTCGTTTGATTTGCACAAATGGTACTGAAAATCCTTGGGGCCCAATTTTGGGATTGTTAGCATTTGGAGAACCATCTTGTTTCAATGAAGGTACTATCATCCTGTGTGCAGTCGATGGTGAAGAGATATACATTCCGATTGAAAAATTAAAACGAGGTGATCAAGTTAAAACATATAAACAAGGTACTCGCTCCATATTAGCAATTGGTAAAGGATCTATGGTAAATGACCCTAGTGAACCAAAAAGATGCATGTACAAATTGCCAAAAACCGGCAACATGACTGATGATTTGATTCTTACCGGCGGACATGCTTTGTTGGTAGATGAAGCACCTAAGGGTCTTCAATTCAAAATCGAGGACAAGTTTTTCTCTTTCGCCGAGAATGACAAACGATGCATTAAAATGGAAAACACTGAAACATACACATATTACAATTTATGCTTTGATAATGAAGGTGATAAAGATGCACGATTTGGCATTTGGGCAAACGGTGTCTTGTGTGAAACTCCATCAGAAAAACAATTTACGGAACACCAATATGCCGAATTATTGTAAAACATTGTCTATCATATGAAAGACAATTGGTCGCTTTCAGTTTGGTACTATTTTAAAATACGAATAGACCGAGTAAAATTGAATGAAAAATCAAAAAATTGAAATGTCTTTTTTGACATATGATATGTATTATACAAAACATACCATACAAACACTTTAAAAATGGACTGCCCAATTTGCTTAGAAATTGTTCAACAAGGACGTAATTGCGTCGTCACCGAATGTGGACATTGTTTCCATACCAGTTGTTTAATGACGAATGTCATGCACAATGGATTTGGATGTCCATATTGCCGTGATACCATGGCCAGGGTGGAACAGACCGACGAGGACGAAGACGAAGATCATCAATATGATGACGACGATGATTCAGAGTATGACGATGAAGGAGACCAAGAAGATTATATGCTAAGAGGTTTCCGATTCTTTTACAACAATGTAGAGAATGTAGAACATGATAGTAGTGACGTCTTTGTAGAAACATCTGATCAAGTATCCGAGGATAGCAATCCAGACCGGGTGATACCTAATAATAAATATATTATTGAAAAGTTACAAGAGAAAAATGTAAGTTATAGCCAATTAGTTACTATGATTGTCGACAATCATTATAGATGCGACACCGATGAGTTCGACACGATGGACAATGTATATGGAGTATTGAATAAAATAAATGATATCATAATAGAGTATAATTAGAGTTTTGTTTTATGTAAAGTTATAAATACTTTTTTAATGGGTGTAAACGAAAACTATTTTTCGAAAATAATATAGTAATTATTTCCGAATACTATTTATCCCCACCAATGTCCGAGCACGTAGGTATTATCGACAATGCCCTTTTACAAAAACACGAAGTCAAACTCTACGGCAGTGACCGTGATACCTATTATATCATCAACGATTTCTTAGAAGAAAACCAATCCGAACGCGCCTTTTATATTATCGATTTGGGCGAAATCACCAATTCCTATACCAATTGGGTGAAATTGTTACCCGATGTAAAACCATACTACGCAGTCAAATGCAATCCGAATCCGGTATTGCTCGATGTCCTCGCATCGCTCGGTTGCAACTTCGACTGTGCAAGTGAAAATGAAATCAAAACTATCATTGAAATCACCAAAGACCCCACACGTATTATTTTCGCCAATCCATGCAAAATGTCGTCGCAAATCCGATATGCCCGCGCCAACGACGTGGATTTGATGACATTTGATTGCGAAGAAGAACTCTACAAGATCAAACTCTATCATCCTTATGCCAAATTGATACTACGTCTAGCCGTTGACGACAGTAAAAGCAAATGCAAGTTCAACAAGAAGTTCGGGTGCCCATTGTCCCAAGTGGAAGAATTGTTGCGTATTGTAAAAACCCTCAAATTGGATGTCGTCGGATTCAGTTTCCATGTAGGTAGCGGATGTTCATCAGCGGACAATTTTTACGATGCACTACACGATTGTCGGAAAGCGACCGATATTGCCAAGGATCTAGGTATCACCATCACGATGATCGATATTGGCGGTGGATTCCCGGGGCTCGATGTCAATGTCAAGTTCGAAGATATTGCGAAAAAGGTCAATGATGGGATGACCGATTTTTTTGCGACTGAAATAGAAAACAACACCATCCAATTCATCTCGGAACCGGGACGCTACTTTGCGGAAAAAACCCATACATTAGTGATGAATATTATTGGGAAAAAAGTCGTCAAATCAGAAGACGATAAAACATTCGTCTATTATTTGAATGACGGTATTTACGGATCGTTCAATTGCATTTATTTTGATCATTCGAAACCAACGGTGTTACCATTCAATGAACGCGACGGACAATTGCACAAAAGTCGACTATTCGGACCTACTTGCGACAGTATTGATTTGATTGCGGAAGAAATCATGTTGCCGGAATTGGCGATTGGTGAATGGGTCTATGTCGAAAACTTCGGTGCTTATACGGTTGCGGCTAGTTCGGGGTTCAATGGATTCAGAACAAGTATCTGTAAATATATATTTAGATCGTAATTTGATTTTCTTCATAGAAGGTGACAAAGATTTGCGTTATGGTGTCTGGTCCAACAGTGTTTTATGTGAAACTCCTTCGGAAAAACAATTTAGAACATTTACATATGATCATATTGACGAATAAATGATTCATGAAAAATATATATAAATTATCATACATATATTTAAATAATGGAAACTAATGGATGCGACGAGATTCTGGAAAATATGCAAAAATGTTTGATGGAATGCAAGACCAATTCAAAAACTCATTTTAGCAAACAATTTACGGATTTGAAAAAATGTGAAAATATTCGCTTTTATGAGAGATCTTTGGCTGCTGCTGCGGGGATACAAATCTTTTATAGAACAGAAAAAATCGATGCGGAAAAATCCTACCAAATCATCTATGATACTGGGTCGAAAGTTTTGACGTTGATTGGGTAACATATTGATAAAATCGAGAACGCTGAATTGTACACTTATTACAATTTCTGCTTTGAAAACGACGGTGACAAAAACGCTCGTTACGGTGTCTGGGCCAACGGCGTTTTATGCGAAACTCCATCAGAAAAACAATTTGTCGAACACCAATACAGTGCAGTTCTATAAATATTCATAAAAATATGAACCCTTGCGTTTCATATTTTTGTTCCATGATCATTATTTTTAGCGACGTCTTCCGCGATGACGTCTATTTCTACGTTGAACACCTTCAACAACTGATTGTTTGTCATGTTCACCACAGCGATGCATCATGCGCCATGATAAATATGCTAAAATAACAAAAACAACTGCATGCACAATGACGGCGGTTTTAGAGGTTACACCGGAAAAGAAGATTTTCTTGCCGACAGGAGGTAAGGTAAGAACCATACCTGGAGAAAGAACAATGAAAAGGATGAAAAGAACGATAAAATGATGCCACTTCATTATATATATTATACATTAGATTATATTGGGTCAAGCTTTGGTCGCTTCGCTTTGGTCGCTTCGCTTTGGTCGCTTCGCTTTGGTCGCTTCGCTTTGGTCGCTTCGCTTTGGTCGCTTATAGTGTTGGCATAGCATCAATATCCATATATGGTGTCCACAATTCGGCACTATCTACTTCATATTCACGAAACAAACCATTGGTAAATTGGGTTTCAGGTGTATGTTTGTGTACAGTACGCGCGATCATTTTATACAACTTAAAGTTTGGATAACGTTCTTGACCGTTCTTCTTATAAAGCATATGTTTACCATCATCATCATTGCACCAATCCGCTATTATTTTTTGAAACTCGTCTAAATCTTCGTAAACATCTTCGTCGTCGATCAAAAAATCATACATGGAACATCCTAGACGACACAAATCAAAACTCATGTTGGGCTCCAAACGCGGTTTGGATTCATTGAAAAATGGTTCGCAATTGTATTGTGAATATGCATCCCCGCCATGTGCAAAACTATCACTGCAAAATACTTCACCTTGGCATTTGTAAATCGCGCGACCGAAATCGATGATTTTATAAATACGTCCAAAGGTAGGAACGCGATAATGTTTACCGCCATATTTATAATACAAATATTCAACATCGGTGTTCTTATACATGATATTGTTCGTATGTAAATCGTTATGAGTCATTTTGAAAACTTTTTGGTAGACCAATAGAGTCATGATAATTTGGAACAATGCGCTCATACCATCATCTCTAGATACTTCACTTTTTTCCAAAAGACTATCGAATGTTCCTTCGCATTTTTCTAGACAAATCATTTGCACAGGGAAATTATTGATGTATGCATATATTTCTTCTTCGTTAGAGGAGTTTGAACTCGACGATTCGGAGTCATCCGAGGATTCGGAGTCATCCGAGGATTCGGAGTCATCCGAGGATTCGGAGCCAGATGAACTCATGGTTTCATCCGAACAACTGGTATTCTCCGAACCTTCCGAGTCGGAGTTAGAGTCATCTTCCTCATCAGAATCCGATGTGGAAGATGATGAAACAGATGTGCGTTCATATACTTCTTCGACATCATCACTAACAACAAGATCATCATCATGATTATCGATGGACTCAGCTCCCAATGAAATAACGGAATCAATCGAGGCATCATCATGATCCCCTCCAAATGCCAATCGTTTTTTGTTGCAGCGTGAATCGTTGGTGTCTACTTGACTAACTGTTTGATCCGATATGATAAACAATTTACCTAAATGTTCATAGAAATATTTGGATTCAGATATATAATCAAAGTCGTCAGCCACATTCATTTTGTATTTTTCCTGAATACCTGTGCAGCAACCATAAAAGTCAATTCCGTGCACAAACCCATAATCGTGTAATAACCGACTACTCAAATAACTGAAGAAAGAATCAACATAGGCAACATTGTTTTTGTCTAAATATTTGGGAAAAACGTTTGCAGAAGTTGATTCCAATGTAGGCAATTGCAACAATCGTTCATCTTTCGTATTGTATTTCCCAATCATATACTTGACCGGATCCAATAATGGTGAGAACTTAGTAAATACCTTACTCTCTTTGATGTCTCCAGTTCGCGTATTCATAATTTCACAACTGTTCACCATTTTAAATGTACGTTTCAATCCAACATTTTCTGCCCGAGTGAAACATGAATAAACTGGATTATAGAGTTGCACATCACGCATATGGAAGGGATGATATCCTTGTTCAATATCGTCACTAGACAATTCTTCTTTCATATGTTCGACTAAAGTATTCATATTATAGAGTTCTTCACTTTCAAAGTCAATCCATTTTTCTCCTAAATATTTTGCCATATCTGGTTGTATATCTTGAACCGAACATATAATATTGCCATTATAAACGATAATGAATAATCTTGCCAAATGGGTCGATTATAATGAATAATCTTGCCAAATGGGTCGATTATAATGAATAATCTTGCCAAATGGGTCGATTATAATGAATAATCTTGTCGCGTTCATCACTTCCAAATAAAAATCCCTAAATAGTATAAGTTTAGCAAAATGGCATTAGAGTTGAAAAAGTTTGACATGAAAAATATAACATTTAAACCCGATGAGAACAAGGGTCCCGTGATTGTCATGATTGGTCGTCGTGATACTGGTAAATCGTTTTTGGTCAAGGATCTATTATACCATCATCAAGATATACCTATTGGAACCGTTATTTCGGGAACAGAAGCCGGAAACGGTTTTTATTCGGCTCATGTTCCTAAACTCTTTATTCACGAGGAATATAGTACGTTTTTGATCGAGAATGTGCTAAAAAGGCAACGCCAGGTTCTCAAACAAGTGAAAAAAGAAATGGAAACATATCGTCGAACCACCATTGATCCTCGGACTTTCGTCATTCTAGATGATTGTTTATACGATGCGACTTGGTCCCGTGACAAAATGATGAGATTGCTTTTCATGAACGGTCGTCACTGGAAAGTGATGTTGATTATTACCATGCAATATCCACTAGGTATTCCACCCAATTTGAGAACCAATATTGATTATGTATTTATTTTAAGAGAACCTTATGCAGTGAATCGCAGACGTATTTGGGAGAATTATGCCTCTATGTTTCCGACATTTGAATCCTTTAATACCGTCATGGATCAAACTACTGAGAACTTTGAATGTTTAGTCATCAATAACAATGCCAAATCGAATAAAATCACGGATCAGATTTTCTGGTATAAAGCCGAGAACCGTCCAGATTTCAAATTGGGATCCAAAGAGTTCTGGGAAATATCGAAATCAATGGGTTCCGATGATGAAGACGAAGCATATGATCCGCAAAAAGTAAAAAAGAAGAGCACATTACAACAAATAACGGTGAAGAAAACAAAATAAAAAGAGAGTATCATACAACTATATATGCAAGCGATTGCGGTTTTTCAAGATAAAAAAATCTCTGGAACTGTGCGTTTCGTAGAAGAAGACAAGGATAAGGTGCGCATTGAAATCGATCTAGTTGGATTGCGTAAAAATGCACAACACGGATTTCATATCCATGAATGCGGAGATATGTCATTAGGATGCGAAAGTATGTGTGCCCATTTTAATCCCTATGGAAAACATCACGGTTGTCCCGGCGATAAAGAACGTCATGTGGGGGATTTAGGCAATTTACAAACCGATTCCCACGGTTGCGCAAAATATGTGATGTATGACGACCAAATCAAGTTGCGCGGAACCAAATGCAATATTATTGGACGCGGACTCATTATACATGCCGACCGCGATGATTGTGGAAAAGGTGGACATGAGACATCGCTTACGACTGGCAATTCGGGAAAACGCATTGCATGTGCAGTCATTGGAATTGCATCTCCTAAAAATAAAATTGAAATTATTCGGGTTTAGTATAAGATTACTATTATACTAAAACATCAATCAAAGATCTCACTTACGTTTAAACATGGAAACCACGCGTCGTCGCCTCCCTACTTGTGGATATTGTTGTCAAGAAGGGCATAATGTCCGTAGTTGTAGAGAACCAGATATGCTAGAATTACGTACACAATTTAAAAATATAGTTCAGAATCATCGTCTTGAACCCATAAGAAGTTGGTTGAATCAAATCAACAATACCAAATTATTGAAAATGGTGGTCATGCAATACATTCGTATTGGATTTAATTCAGTTATTTCAAAACCGGATATGGTCGAAAGGACTATGCAATTTGTCTATGAACAACATCGCCATGAATTACAGGAAAAAGTCGCAAATGTGAATATGTATATTAGACAAATCGATAATATGCAGGTAGTATTAACACCACAAATGCTGCGCGAAAGTTATACTGCATATTTTCGAGAAGCACAAATACCAGATGAAGAACATGCATTAGTATGTGCAGTCGTATTGGATATGCCACAAGTAAATATGGTTATCGAATATATTGTATTGGTCCGATTGGAATGCTATCTTGCACATATACTACGGCAAATGATTCAACAATTTATGGTCCAACGTCAAGATATTGTTCGAGTTAGACCGATCCCTGTCAAATATATATATGAAGAATCGAGTGTTCCGCCACCAACAAATACCGATTCATGTCCCATTTGTTTCGATGATTTGAAATGGCGGGATACGTATACTACGGAATGCGGCCATCACTTTTGTCAAAAATGCATAGAATCCACGATCAAACAAATCCCGAATACCACTCGGTGCCCGTGCCCTATGTGTCGCACCCCATTAGACAAAATATATTATTATGATATGCAAAAATATACAAATAATATGGATAAAAAACTTCCCATATGTATTGATCTAACGATTGTCTGATAATCAAGATAGAATCAATCTTTGTATGTATTGTATTTTTGTTCTCCAACTATTTGTATAATAGCATCCAATACACATATAAAATAATGTATGAAAACACTGCACTGCTCATAAACTTTCGTATTGATCCTATATAAGACCATTCCATTATGGGCTCATCGCCTATGAGATTCTTTCTAAATCCCAATACCACGTAATCGCGAATATATTCATAATGGTGTTTTTCGTACATTTGTAAGTAGTTCGGAAAAAGGGCTGTATATTCTTGGCTATTACGAACATAGTCGCCATTTTCCAAGAGTTCCGTTATTAAATATGTCGCCGGTGTAGTATTGCGATTGGGTTCACGCACCAATATCATCCCATCGGGTTTCAAAATACGGTCGATCTCCTTCAAAATAAAATGGAAATTAGTATTGCTAATATGATGGATACAATCATTGAATAATACAAGTTCGAATGTACCATTATCAAACGGTAGTGTTCCGCTATAAGGCGTTATCATGTCAATATGCACAAACTCTTTTTCCGGAAATTCTTGTGATGCCATGGAAATGCGACTCTTATCACTATCAACCCCCACATAATTGTCGAAAAAAACACTCATGATTCCTGGTCCGGATCCAAAATCCAAGACTTTTTTCGCGCCATCATTTGTAAATTGAGGGAGAATGGATCCCAAGTGTTTTTGGAACAAGGCTTGTTCACAATCTTTGCAAAGATGAAAATAGAAAAACCCGGTATTTATTAAGTGACTAAAGTTCTCATTTAGAAGAACCCGATTGACAAACAGAATAACAAATACCAAATGAATCCACATTAGATTACTACGTGGATTCATTTTATATGGATTTATGCAAACAAATCACGGACATTTTTCAACATATTGACTTTGGATTCGACAGCAGCCACGTCAATCGATTTTCTGAAACGACTTGGGTCGGCACAAATCGCCTTCAATAATTCGAAATCACGGTCAACATCTCCCGACAAATCAATTTGCGTTCCAGGAAAATAGGATTCGATGTTTTTACACCCTAGATATACCGGTGTTGTACCTGCCAACAAAGGATTGATGATTTTTTCGGAAAAATAATGTGCACATTGATAGTTTTCAATGCAAATATGAAACTGATATGATTCGACCATTTTACACATATCGGCTTCTTCAAATGACCCTTTGAACCGAGGATCATTGATGCTTGTATAAAACTGGCATCCACGTCCATAAATATCAATCGGTAAATCACTCCGAACAATTTTTTGCACGAGTTTATGTCTATATTTGTGTCCAGGAGCAAAGTTTTTCTGACTAATCATGATGGACATAATATTGGTTTTTACAGGCGGGTTTTGGTAAGGTTTTACATACCATAAAAAGGCATTTCCTTCGACAAATGCCGAAGGTAAGTTGGGAATCTTGTCGCCAATAAAATATTTACCAATGTGTTGCTGGGCATATTGGACAAACTCCGGTGTCAATCGCAAAAAGGGGATTGGTTCATGAGCAAACCCAATGACATTTTCCTTGGGGATAGTAAGGTGAGGCATGCCGGTATTCATAATAATCACATGGGTATAATCATCACCATCCGTCATTCGAAACTCAGTTCCGTATCCTGGAATAGATTCGGCACAACTTATTTTTTCCCATTGCTCTTTGGCTGTAGTAGAACTACAACACGACGAAAAAACGCGAATAATCATCAAATATACAATGTATAATATGATTCATTTATACCCTTTTGTTCGTGGGATATTTGACATATTCTTCATTTAGGAATTGGTTTTTCTATATGATTATTTTGAGGTTTTTCTGTCTCCATTTTCGTTAATGCATATTGACCACATGGACCACAATGGTCTTCATTGGACAAATCGACTTTTTGATTCATTTTTGTATTGCAATTTTCAATATTCCATCTACCCACAGGTTTTGGTGTTTCTTTAGGTAATATGCGTTTTATGATACTTATGATAGATTTCATTATACACTACTACTGCCATTATGTTTAAGTGTTTTTTGTTTTTCATATTACGCAATCATTTTCATTTGAATAGGTTCATGACATTGATATTCACTATTCCAGACAATATCGTCCAGACAATAATCTTCAATGTTTCTATGCTCATATGCAAATGAAATCTTCGGAAAAGAATACGGCGCGCGGGTCATTTGGGTTTGCAATGGCTCCATATGTGATTCGTAAATATGACAATTTCCCAAAAAATGGACAAACTCGTCGGCTTCTAATCCGCAA